TCAGTCGGTGACGCCGAGCGCAGCCTTGCAACTCGTCCAGAGCTGCTCGCGATCGTCCATGCCGTTCGGCGGCGCCGTGCTGTTTGGATTGCCGAGATTGATGGCCCGGCTCAGCGTCAGAAACTGGCCTGCATCGGCGTATGCGTTGAAGTTGCGGTCGGCCCAGAATTGCGCTGACGCGAGCGATGCGACGTCGGGACGCACGATGAGATCAGGGTTCGCCTCGAGATCGAAGCCGATCTTCTGGCCCATCACCCGGAAGTTGTAACGACCGGTGATGCCGAGCAGGCCGCCGCCGCGATATCTGAAACCATCACCATCGGTCGTATTGCCCAACGCGCGAGACTTCGGTGTGAACGGCTCGTACAGCTTCTGTTCCGATGTCGGCCCCCACAGTTCACGGAGCCACTGGAATCGACCGCATTCATGGCCGCATTGCGCGAGGAAGGCTGCCTGGCGAGCTGGTGTATCGATCTCATACAGCGCCATCGCGGCCGACAGTGGATCGGCCCATAGGGAAGCACGGGCGAGCGGAATCTGCAGCGCCGCGGCGAGCGTTTCGGGTGACATGGAGATCTCCAGCGCGACGATATGCGCGGATCAAAAGGAGGGAAATCGAATGGCTGGCGCGTGGCGTCAGCCCATCAGCTTGAAGATCGCGCTCGCCCACTCCGGGATCGTCGCGCCCCACAGAATGGCCTTCATGATCACAAGCACCAGCACTGTGACTAGCCCGGGGAGAAAGACCTTGCGTAGCAGGAAGGTCCATGCATCGGCGAGCCGGCAGAAAAAACGTTTCATCGCGACGCCGTCGGCCCAGGCATCGCGCATCGCTTTCGTGTCATCCGCAATCTGCCTAGTGAGCGCGGTGTTTTCGGCGACATCGCTTTTGATGTTCGCCATCTCGACATCCGTATTGCTCTGTCGCAGATTTAACGCTTGAAATTGTTTGTCGACGTTCCGCTTCCACTGGTCCTCGTGAGTCAGGCTGGAGAGTTCGTCATCGCTCAGGCTCATCGCGTTGTCTTCCATGAATCCCCGGAAATGAAAAAGCCCTCCGGAGAGGGCTGGTGGTCGTATTATTTCGTGCTTGACGACTAGGCGGAATCCGCCTATCTTATTTGCTATTGGAAGCGCATCCGCGCGGCCGCCATCCGAAAGGGACTCATCATGAAAGCCTGTTTTCGCGCGCCTGCGCGCTCCGGATCAATACGCCATGCTCTATCGCTCCCCGACCGCCGCTCAGATGAAGAATTGGAAAGAGCGACTTCAGTTCTCCGGAACACAAATGGCGCGGATATTGGGACTCAAGACCAGTCGACGTTGGCGGGAATATGCGGAAGAAAGCAATCTCGCAGCCCCGCGCATACCGCCGGCGAACCTCTTTATGGGGGCGGCGATGACGGTTCTTTCTGCGGCCGATATCGAGCGTGTTCTGAACGAGATGCGAAAGATAGGCGCATTCATCGATCTGGATACAGACGCCCCGGCGCCCGATGGAGAGCAGCAGCCGTAGCAATGTCACTCGGCTGTGTCGCTATCAGCGCACAAGCGGAAAATTTCTTTCAAATCGAGGCCGGTATCGGCGGCTCCGCTTATCAGAACGGCCCCAATGGTCGCTGGTATCAGGACGGCTTTGCGCATCAGATGGATTTGACTGCGCCGGCCATCGAAGCCGGATTCACGGGTGACCTATACCAGGCCGAACACTTGGGCATATCGTGGCATGCAGATTGGGCGTGGCTCGGCACGATCCACACGAATGCTCTTGCGGTTCCAGACGATGCTAACTACAACCGACAGACGAACAGTTGCGTTGGCCAGTGCATGCCATTAGCGCGCTATGTCGGCAGCGGCCATGATCAGGGATTCCTGCTTACACTTGAGCCACACATGGATTACGGCGGCTGGCGTTTCGGTATCGAGGGAGGCCCTTACCTGCACCGCAGTACTTGGTCGGAAACCGTCATCGGATGGACTAGCCCGCAGGTATCGGTGCCGCGCAACTTCGCCGTCAACAACGATCCGAAGTGGCGATTGGGCGCAGTCGTCGGCGCATCGATCTCGTACAAAAACTTCTCGCTGGCCTATCAGTACTTTCTCAACCAGGCACCAGCGAGCGATCCGACGCCGCCCGTGTGGAACGGCACGCATGTTTTGCTGCTGAAGTATCGGGCCAATGTTTTCTGACAAACGCTATAATCCGCGTCGGCGTTGGCCGCTCATTTGCCGCTCTAATTGTGGAGAACAAGAATGAAAATGTTGTTTGCGTGGCTCCATTGGTTATTCAACGACGAGACAACGCCTGCGGAGATAATGAAGCATTACGCATATAAGGCCGGATATGAGGCTCAGGAATCTGGCGATCTAGTCGCCCCATATCGGCCGGGAACTGTCGCTCACGAATATTGGTGCATTGGGTTCAACGACGCTCGTGACGCATCCTTGCGACTGTGGTAGATGTGCGCACCCACGACGCCTCCTTCATTCTGGAGGGTTTTGCGTCGTCGATGTTGGTGCCTCAAAGATTCCGTTCTGGTAGGTCCAGTATTGTTGAGGTGCTGGGGCTGAATTTGTGACGTCCACTAACATGGCGACAATTACGGGGTGAAAGCGTTCTGAAATGGGGATCTCATTTCCGCTTTCGTCTGTAGCGGGGTTAATGATTTCCACGACGATGCCATCGTATATGCGCGCGTATGTGTGCATTATTGGTATTCCCAAACGGTGATTTGACCGGGCGATCCTGCGGCGCCCGATTGCGCTCCGCCTCCAGAAGCTGATGTAGCGCCGCTTGCACCAGAGCCGACGTTCGGACCGGCGACGCCTTGTTGCCCGCTGCCAACGCCCTGCGCGCCGGGATAGCCCAGGCCGTTCGATCCCCCCGCTCCACTCAGTAGTGCGCCAGTTAGTGAGAAGCCATTGGCACCTGTGGCACCTTGCAAGCTAGCCAGGTTGCCGCCTGCGCCAGTCCCGCTGCCTCCACCGCCAGAAGCCGCAGCATTGGTAGTTGTTGCGAACGAGAGACCGCCAGCGCTGCCGCCGCCTCCTCCTGCGGATATGAGCGCTCCAAGGCTTGATGTTCCGCCCGTACCTCCCGCGACCGCGCTACCTACGCCGCCCGTGCCACCAACTCCAACGGTGGGCGCAAGCGAACTAAAGCCACTGGTGAACAGCCCGCGTTGAACGTTCGCGCCTCCTCCGCCGCCGGTCATTGATGTATTTCCGGTAGATGGATTCAGAGTACTTCCGGATCCACCACCACCACCGATCACCTCCGCAACAATCGAATTCGTTAGTGCCAACGGAGTGAAATTTGCACCTCCCGTTGCCGTGAACGATCCGCCATTCACCGAGACGCTAAGGACGCCGGAAATGAGGCGATACACGCTTGTACGTAGAAGGCGGCCGGTCGCCTGCCCGAGTTGCATGGCATGCCCCGACTGCGTAGCCGGTGCAACTTGCTCCGCTGCTCCAGAGCAGAAGAGGAGCACATAGGCTCCCGCATTCGAATTGAGCGTCGGGTTCCAGTAGACGAGTGCATTGCCCTTCGCGACGAGCTCACCGCCTTGCAACGCCGCGTGCGCAGCACCGACGAGTGGCTCGACCGTCCTCGTTGCATTGAGCGTCGAGGCTCCTGTGTTCGTGTGTGCGACCTCGAACCAGAACGGCACCCATGGAACCGGATTAGGGAGTGCTGGCGTGAACGCAACAACATATGCATTCGCAGCGCCGGTATCGACACCTACATTCGTCGTGCTCCCCTGAAGCATCGATTGAATCGCAGTGAGCAGCTGATTCCATGCATTGCGATTCGGCGTTAGCCCTGCGGCGATGATGACGTTGTAAATCTCGTCCTGCAGGGTATTAAACGCATATGCCGGCCACTGCGTCGCCGGCACATTCGTCGCCGGGTTACCGTCGGTCGCATATTGCGGCGTTCCCGTAGCGGGCGCCGTGTCCGCTTGGGCTAGTGGAACTGAGTTCGGCGCAATTAGACGGTCCATTTGGCTTTAAGAATATTTGAACAGAAGGGTTGTATGGGCGGGCGCAAATCGCTGCAGCTCGCATTGCAGAACGTTGTTGCCCCATGACGCGAAGGGCGTCCCGAACGAACCGCCGAATTGGAGACTCGTGATCGTGAACGTCGGTGCATTCACCTGCCAGGCGAACGCCCATGCCGTTCCGCCAAATAGCGTGCCGAAGTTCTTGCCGAACCGGGATGGGACGAATTGCGTGATCGTGATCGCATACCCAAGCGCGGCCGCAACAGCGGTGTAGTACGCGATGGACTGGCCACCCGTGGCAGTCAGGCGCGCGACAACCTGCGCAACGCGCTGCTGCGTTGTCGGTGCGGGGCCAGCACATGGATCTGGTAGCCCGAGCGACGCTTCCCACTCCGGCAGAAGTTCGTACGTCGACCCGGGAAAGCCATCGGTGATGACATTGTTTGCTCGGGCCGTAAGTCGCGTATAAGTGGGCGCGCAGCCTGCGAGCGTTTTCGTTTGAATGGCATCAGCATCACGAGGCCATACACGGCCGCGTGGCATCAGTGCCTGCAGCGCCGCTAAAAAATCGGCGTCAGTCAGTTCAGGAGCGAGCATGGCGATCAGGAATACGTTACGGTGCCGAGCACCGGCAAGGAACCAAAGCTTCCGGTAATGTTGTCTGGGTAGCTACTCGGTATGCCGCCGATCACCCCCGTGATCGATTCGATGACGAATCCCGCCGTTCCAGCGACTGCGCCGATAGCCGAATTGATATCGGATCTGTTGACAGTCCCGGCTCGCGGATCACCGTTGCGAAAGAAGACGTCGGAAATCTGTGTTTCGACCGCATTGCGAGTTGCCGTCGACCATCCTGAAGATCCCGACAGAACGAACGAGAGCACGTTCTGGATGGGTGCGCATACATACACGAGCGCGGTCACAGGCTCCTCTGCGACCAGCGCATCCGCGACTATCAGTTGATCCCCCGTCGCCACTGTTCCGCGCGGCAGACCACCGGGCCCTTGATCGTGTTGAGACACCCCATCGGTGCCTTGCGGAAACCCGCCGTGCGCTGCCTGCGCATCGTCCAGCATGATGTACACGACTACCGTGCCGGCGCCGAAGCCGTTCGGCGCGCACCATGCGCGTGTGACGCCAGCGACGTCAGTCGCCCATTCCACATAATCCGGCGCCGCGCCGCCCTGCGGGGGCTGCTGATACTTCGCCAGCACGCGCGCGCGATAATCCTCCTGGTCCTCGATATCGGCGCCCGACGAAACCGTGCCAGTGACCGCGCCAGTTGACTGGATGCCGTCGACCGCGATGTCGAGGGCGACGACGGTACCGGGATCCGCATTGCCGGCAGCCCCCGCGACATCGGCCACGATCGTCACTGTGACCGACGTTCCAACGACGGTCTGCGTGCCCGACGTGGTGTAGGTTGCTCCATCGCTTCGCACCACCGGCGTATCGTCGTCGAGCAGCTTGCCGGCGACGCCCGTGAACGTCGCCGACAAGCTCGCGGCGCTCGCATCCTTGCGATAGACCTTCTTCAGTGCCCCCCACGCCTCAAGATACTCGTCGTCGGCGGTGAAAGGGTTCGTCTGTTTCGCGATCCAGTCGAGGTAACCGTATTCCTCGTTGGTCATGCCCGCGAGCACGACGCCGATGATTTTTAGCGCCGCGAACCGTAGGAGAGGATCCGAGCCCTGCAGCGCGGCCGCGATGTCCGCCATCGCGTCAGACCGGATCTGCGCGAGTGTTTTCCGTGCATATGGCATGTCAGGCTATCTGGTTCCAGGCCCACGCGTAGCTGAGAGCAGCTGCGGTGGTGCCGTCTTGGTTATAGAAGATGGCCTGCAGTCCGAGGAACGACGTGCGCACCCACTGCGCAAAGACATCGATGCGCGCCACCACTCCGTCATCGATAAACCACTGCAACGCCTCACGCGAATAGTCGACCGCGTTATTCAGGGTCTCCTGGGTCTGTTTCGCACGCGAGAGAAGCCACAGGCGCGAGCCGATCGGCTGATCCTCGCCGAGGTCACCCCACCACCCTCGCGGATCGTCCGTGCCGTCAGGAATAACGTCGTCGGGGTTTGCGATCCGGTCAGAGAAGAGGCTGATCAACGCCGCGCTGGCCAGATCGTTACCGGTAAGCAGGACCGGCCCGACAAGCTGCCAGTCGCCGCGGCTGTTGTCGACGTCCCATACAAGAGAGATATCCGGCATGGATTATTCCGGCTGATTCGGCGGATTGGACGTGCGAGTCGTACCGCCGCTTTGAACGTTCGGGACGTCGTGCGTATGGCCATTAGCGACCTGCCTCATTCCAGCGACTGTTCGTGTGTTCGTGTTGCAGTTATCAAGGATGTCGCCCGTGCATTTAAGCATCGGCGTATCGGCGGTAATTTCCGGCGTATTCGTGATGGTCATTGGATTGCCCCCGCCATTGATCACGATGCCTTCCGCCGTCAGATATACCGACTGCCCGATGTTGTCGTGGATCGCCACTTCACCAGTCGCGAGCTGGGTCATGCGGTATTTCGCATTGGACGTCGCGATGCAGATTCCATCGTTACGATCGCCGTTCTTCGATGCAATCACCGCCTGCGTGCCAGTTGGCGGATTTGACGTAAATCCGTATTCCGCGAAACGAGGAACATCGGGAATCAGCTCAAGCGCGTTCACGCGGACCTGCAGCATCTGAACGGGCTTGGTGTCGTCGACCAATGTGATGGTGCCGCGCGCGAGCATCAGCAGCACCCGGCGCCCCAACTGGCCTATTTTTTCAAGCATTACTGTTCCGTTCCAGTCGAGGTTGACTCATCCATTGGCAGCACGTCGAGCGCAATCGGCTCAGGCAGGAATCCTTGACGTGGACCGAATAACAGCTCCGCACGAGTACCCTGTTCGTTGCGGATAAACGTGACCTCAGCCAATAGGAGAATCGTGTTTTCCGGCACCCCGGCCAGATCCGCGGAGACGGGATAATTCACATTGGGAATCCATGGAGAACCACTGGCATCGCGCCAGCTGTCAACGAGGACCCTGACACGCCGAGATCTCCCATACGCGCGCGACGCCATCCAGTTGACCCGCTTCTCGATGAACCGCCGATCCGTGGCACTCTGTTCAGAAACAAAAAACGTCGGTCGAAAACGCGCTGCGTTTCCTGCTGCTCCTGCAGCAACTACCGTCACGACGGCAAGATTCGGAATGTCCTCGTCGTCGGCGCCGACGCTATAGGCGCTCAACACCGCGTTATATGTGCTGAAGGTTCCGAGCGTGCTTTTGGTGCAAACGATGGCTTCAATGTTTTTGCCGAGAGCAACGCCGGAGCTTCCGAGCTCGGTGCCGGCAAGCGAAATCGTCAGTTCACCCTCCTCGCTTTCAAACACGAGCACGCCGCAATAGCGCGCATATCGTTCGATTACTTCCCAAGCTGTTTCGGTGATGCTGACGAGCTGACGAGGAAGCGTCGGCAATGCATCGAGGGCAGCTTGCGTTCCGTTTGGCGGGATGAACACACTGATCTCGAAAGGCTTCGTGATCCGCGCGCACAACGTTTGAAGCGTGGCGTTCGCGTTCACGCGATCAATGCCACACGAACTATCCACGAGATCACAAAGCTTTCCTCGCCCAGAGATGGTGATCTGATGTTTGCGGGGCGCCAACAGCGTTTCAATCGTCTCAAGGAACCCGGTAAGCACAGTGGAATCGCCGATTGTTATCTTCACGGGCGATCCTTCTCTTCCGAGCAGTTTCAGCGTGTTCGCATCGGCGGAACACGTCAGCGCGAAGGATGACGACCCCACCTCTATCGATCTCGTTATGCGGACTGCCTTCCAACCCGTCAACAAAAGACTGTCCTGAGTCAGCAACACCCTTACTTCATCGTTCGCCGCGCCCCCGCCTTTTGCATCGACAATGCGGTCAGCGGATGGCATTAGAACGCCCCAGGCGAATAGGAATATTGATCGCCAAGCGGGGCCGGCTGCCGGTCGGATTGCATCGTCGTTTCGATGCCTGGCGACGACGAGACGTTCATAGTCGTTCCTTCCGGAGCGTTCCTGTGAACGATCTCGACGCGCATTTTTCCTGGTTCGCCCGCCGCGTCGCCGATAATACCGTCCAGATCCTTCGCAATCCCTGCTCTCACCGCCGCCTCATTCGGGTCGGCCGGACGCTCATAGAGTGTCGAGACCTTTCTTGCGGCATCTTCGGCATTGCTGCTATCGAGAAGCGCACGACCAGCCTTAGCCTCCGTGTTCTGCAGTTCCCAGACTGAAAAGCCCATCTGCTCTTCTGGCGTCGCGAGGGAAAGTGGCCTTCCGAACATCTGCTCGTATTGCTTCTGCCGATCTTTTCCCCACTGAAAGAGGCCGACAAAACTACCCTTTCCGTCGTAATCGGCCCGCGAGTCGAAGCTGCTCTCACGAAATGCGTTCGCCGTCATTCCGATGGCCTGCTCTCTCGATAAGCCATGATTCACGTACCACTCGACCATCGACCGCGCCCTTTCCTGCGACGCACCGTCGCCTACGGGGCCGGTCTGCTGGGCCTCTGCCATTGTCTCGTCGCCGCGACCTCGAAGGCGGTTGCCGAACCGCTCAAAACCATTCCAGATGCGTTGCTGTGTGCTATTTTCGCCACCTGGTCCTGGTTGGGGACGGCTACGACCGCTGGCGGCATCAAGCAGGAACTGAATTCCGCTAAGCAACCCTTCCAGTGCGGGCTCGAGCCCGCTTAGCAACGTCGTTTTCAACCGGTCATAGGTAATGCCCAGCCGTGCCGTTTCGTCTGCATATTCGCGCGCCCGGCGGATATCGTCGTCGTCCGGAATGTATGACTTCGCCGCCTGAAGGTCCGACGCCACCTGTGCTGGACCGCGACCCAGGAAGTCACCGAGAGAAGCGGCGCCGGAAGCGGCGAGAAAATTCTGTGCGCCGCCATATTTCCCCTGCTTTCGCAAAATTTCCGCGTACGCAGCGAGTTTCACGAGGACAGATTCGATCGATTCCATCCGTTCCGGATTCGTCGAGATGCCGGCCGCCTGAAATCGCTTGAGCGCTTCGGGGTTGCGATTGTTCAGTGCGTCACTGTATGTCTGTCGGACCTGTTCTATTCCGCTATTCGCCTGCTCCGGCGATAGTCCGGCCAGACGGCCGGCGTATTGCACAGCGTAAGCACTCGTCGCTGACAGGCCGGTCCTGATCCCGAGATTATTCATGCTCCGCACTGAACTCGCCCACTGGGATTCGAGGTCTGCCAGCTTGATGACGAGCCCGGCTATCGCGCCGGAAACAAGCGTGCTGCCACTCACAAATTTTGTGATTGCTGACATCGCCCCCGATCCTGACGACAAACCACCGGTGATGGAATCTGAAAATTTGTTCAGCCTTCCCGATTTCGCCTGCACTTCAAGCTTTCGAAAGGCCGCCTGAATCTTCCCGATCGGCCCGCTCGCCCGGTCTTCCGCGGTAATGACAAACTGGATTCGTGCTGCCATGTAAACCTCGGTGAGATCAACTGGACAGAGCCTTGAAGCTCGACGGCATGAATGCCGGATGAACAGGGTTAGCCTGCGCAACGAGCTCGTCAGCGCGAGCGGGGTCGCGATACAGGCGCTGGGCCAGCACCAACGCGGGCAGATTCGCCTTGATCACGAATGTCTTGATGGCAGCAAGGCCAGCTCCGCGGCTGTTCAGATCCTGAATAACTGCCGATCGTAGGGAACGCAGCGCGCCGTAAGTGCTGTCGTCGCCCTGGTTGCCGGCAATCTCGATCTCCGAATCGATGAGGGCAACCACTGTGTCGCGCACTGTCGCTGCGTCGTCAGCCGACGTCGGCTTATAGGTGGATGCCGCCGTTGCCACAGCGCCAATCGCAGCTCTTCGGAAGAGATCACCACATGCCGACTGCATGACCTCCATCGCCATGCCGATCGTCGAGCTAGTCGTCGGCGCGGCCGGCGAAAAAACGGCGAGAGCTGAGAGCAGGCGTATACCATCTGCGGGGTTAGGCGATGCAGCAAGCAACGCAGAAGCGACACCCCGCGCGGCGGTCGCGAACGCATCTGTTGAAGTGGAATCCAACGACGATGCGGCCGCGGCCAGAGTGCTCGAAGCGACTGAAACCGCCGTGCGCGCCCGCGTCGCCTGCGCGATCAGATCTGCGGTGGTGGTTGTGGCCGGCGTCGGTGCGCTCGGATAATTGCTAAACGTCGGCACCGTCGCGCTGCCCGCGAACCGTCCGAAAGAGCCGGGCAGGTCGAACACGAGACCAATGAGATTCCGTGCATCGCCAACGAGGTTTTTTGCCGTGGTGTACCAGGTCAGCGCGGTGCTCACCGCCATACCGACAACCGCCGCTCCATACTGCAACTGCGACAAGACTTTGGAAGCGAAGTCTGCGGCCGCGGACAATCCGAGTTTCGATACGGCGGCTGCGATCAGGCTTGTTCCCGCGCTGGAGGATGACGGAAACAGGCTAGCGCCGCTTTCTATGAAATCGAACCGAAGTTCGAAATATCGTGCCTTGTCCCAGCGCTCAATTACGGAGAAGTTGTTGACGTTGACTGTCCGTCGGCCATACGACGCGTGGATAAGCTCGCCAGAATCCTGAGTCTCGATCTGCCGGATCATGACCTCGCGCTTCTGGATGACGTCATCACCGACCAGGTAACCTACAACCTGAAAGCGCCGCGCCGCCCTGCCGAGATCCTCAGACCACGGCTCGTCGCGTTTCGCATATTCATGCAGCTCGTTACGGCGACCGAATGATGCAGAGCCACCTAAAGAAACAAATGGCATGCCACGAAACGAGGCCGGCCGCAGTTGCTGCATGTAAGTGCCGATCGAGCCACCGAGACGTGCCGCGAGCGACGCCGCGAGGTTTTCGATGCCAGATGCCGTACCGAGAACGGCACCTGCGCCGCCGCCAATATTCATTTACGTGCTCCCCTCTCACCCATGCCACTGCGAATGCGTAACGCGTCGTCCAAATAGCGCGCCGTTTCAGACAGCGACATCGACCATGCGACGTCAGGCGTGAAGCCAAAAAAAAACATGACGTCGACAACCATCTGTTCCCACTTTGGGGGCGAAGCGCCTAGACCGACGATTAGCCGCCCGAACCTGCTCGCCGGCGCAGCTGAAAACCGTTGAAATACCCGGTTGCGGCAAGAAAGTCGCGAGAGCACATCGCACGCACCGACGCTTTAGGGACCTTGGCGTTGATGGAAATAAGTTCGATTGCCTGTGCGATCGGTCCGCCTATTTGCGCCGCTTTCCTGCGCTGCTGGTTTGTCGGCTCAGAAAGCGAAAGAGTCGCTTGATTCAGAGCCGTGTTGTCATCCGTCAGCTTTACGGGTGCTACGAGAACGAGTTGGAACTGGTCGTCCGATGGAGAAGTTGGGTTCATGAGATTCATGCCGAATGAACCGAGAAAATCCTCACCCTCATCGATCTGGCTCTCGAACATCTGGTCGACGACGTCGACAGGCACTCCACTCACTGTCGCGATCAGCGCGGCAGCCATGCCGTATGTGCCAGACACCTTCTCTGCCGCCTCATACTCACCTGCAGTTGGCTCGCGCAGCGTGACTGCCTCATAGGTCTTCGCAGCATCGCCATCACCCACTACGATCGGCACTCGAAAAGAAATGGTTTTTGTAGATTGCATTGATCAGTTCTCCGTTACGCTCGGGCCTTCCCACGTGACGGGATTCGTTGCGTCTTCGGCCTTCGAGCCTTGAGGATCGACGGTCCACATATTGCGGCCGATGATCGTTTTGCCATTCGCCAGCTCAGCGACGACAGTCACGTCATCCATCGCATTGATTGCGGCGAGCGACAGCCCCCTCATATCCCGCAGCGTCGCCTTGATCTGGCCGGGCTTCGGCTTCTCGCTGAAACCATCGACGCCAGACTGCCCGGATAACGTTTCGCGGGTGACGGAGCTGGGGTCGTACTCGAAGTCGCCGGCAACGGTGTAGGTCGTCCCGTCCACCGTCAGATACGCCGTCCCGGCAATGCGGTTCGTGGTATTCGACATTTATGAACTCACAAAAAAAAGCCGCCCGAAGGCGGCCAATGCTGGTGGAGAGACTTGTTACTGCAGGCGGAACTGGGCAAGCAGCGCGAAGATTCGCAGTCCGTCGATGAGAACGCCGTCCCACAGCTCGTTAATGCGGCTCGGATTCTGGGCGTCCTGCTCGACGATCAGGCCCGCGGCAAACGCATCGCTGTTCTGGACATATCCCTCGAATTCCATCGCCTGATACTCAGCGATCTGATCGGCCCGGATGATGTTGGGCGTGACGATGTTCGCGCCCGGTGCGAAGCGCGTGCCGTTCGCTGCCAGCTTCTTGCGGCCGTATTTGCTGGTGACGACGCCTTTCAGCCGTCGGATCACATACATCAGCAGGAATAAGGTCTCGACCTGCAAATAGCTGTTGTCGGGCTGTCCGAAGCCGTTCTTCTGGTACGTGGTGATCAGATTTTCGATCGCGACCGTTCCATCGTCAGCGACGGTGAAGGTGGAAATACCGTCGAACAGCAACGTATTGCGGTCGGTCAGCGCGAAGCGCGATGCGACCGGGGGAGCAAGGAACGTCGAGAGAGCGACCGTCTGCAGAGGAAGTCCCGGATCCGCACGCAGTGAGACCGCGGCCGCGCCGCACAGATCCGCGGCGCCCACCCACGCCGGCGTCGGCGAACCGTTGAATCCCATCACGCTGCCGTGCTGGTCATTGCGTGTCACGCCGAAGGTGGTCAGGGCACCTACCGTGCCGCGATACATCGCGAAGAAGTGCCCGTAGATACCCTTCGACCACGCCCAGCGACCGTTCTGGTCATTGAGGAAAGCCTTGATCGCGTCGAGCGACGTGGCGTCCGTATAGGGCATGACGATGAAGTCGAACGGCATGTCCGCGAGGTTGGCGAGACCGGCCGTCAGCGACGGATTCACCAGGCCCCCGCTCATCGCAGTGATAGCGAATGTGAGGCCGGCCGGAGTCACTTCCCCATTCGCCGTGCCGCGGTAGTTCACGCTGATGTCGATGTCGTTGCCGGCGAGGCCTTTGTTCTTCGCCGTAAAGTTCACCTTGCTCGTGGTCGTGCCGTCGACGGCCGCGGTTACCGGCAGGTCGCTCGCGGCATTGACGGTCGCCACCAGCGCCGTTGCGAGCTGTGCGGGCGTCAGCGACGCATTCACGTTTTGCGTGACCAGCTGCCCGGCGAGATACAGGAAAAGCACGCCGACGGCCGTCGCGGCGGCCGTGAAATTGATGGAACCGTTCGCGGCCACCGCGCTGCCGTCATCTGCCAGCGGCAAATACCAGAGCTCGCCGAAGTCGTCGCTATCGCGATAGGCAGCCGTCATCAGCGCGAGCATGGAGCCTGGGCCGCCGACGGTCTTCGCGTCCGACTTACCCTGGCATATCGTCGGCGTGTTGGGAGTGCCGGTGCCTGCGGTGGTGATCTGGCCAATGATGAGCGCGCGCTGGGACTGCGTCGCGGTGTTGGCCTGGCTGTTGTCGACCTCCGCGTAAAACAGGGGGACGCGGATCTGGTCGCCAGACGGAATATTCTTGAATGGAACGGCCACGATTATTCGCTCCCAGTGATGCGGGCGGCCTCTGCAGCGGGCGGCACGCCAGTCGATTCAACAAGGACGACGTCACCGTCGCGCAAGCGGCGATGCCAGTACAGATCGTCGGCCGACACATTCCGGCCTTCGTCCGGGATCAGGTCTTTCAGTTCAGGGTCGCGAATCTTCAGACCCGGTGCGGGTTTGACGAACATGCGTTGCTCCTATTGGGGAAGTTCGACATCGAAGCCACCCTCGGCGCGCCCGTCGGGGCCCGAAGTGCGCGGAGCTGGCTGAACTGCGTCGGGAAAAGGCGGGTTGGGATAAGTGCCGCTGGCGTCGAAGACATTTCTCAGATCAGCCGTCACGGTCATTCGCTCGAGCGTGGTCTCCACGTCAGGATCGAACGCCTCATAGATCTGGAAGTGCACTGCCATGCTCACGGCGCCGAAATGCAGACGACCATCCGATTTGATCTCCGTTACCGTCGCGATCATCGGAAAGTCCTGCGTCTGCGCACGAATGGCAATGTTGCGAAGCAGGATGTCTTCGATCGTTGCGCCGAGATCTTCGAGCGCATCCTGTGCGGCCTCGCCGGTTGGGCCAGAAACGATGCCGCGGATCTCGATAACGAAATCGGTGTTGAACTGCGTCTCGCCGATGTTCCCGATCGACGCCTTCTGGTCATCACCACAACGCACCAGAATCGCCGGCAACTTCGCCGGAGGCGTGCTCCAGTCTCCCGGTGACTGGATCGTCGGCGCGGCTGCAGCCGCCTGAAATGCAGCCACCACCATCTTTCGCATGGCCGACCGGCCAGTTGGGTCAGCCACCATCGCCACCTATGAGATTGAGCATCAAACCGCCCCCGCCCCATCCATCGAGCCGGGCCTCGCGCACGACGTAGATCAGGCCAGTGCGTTTGATCTGCAACTGATCGTCCTGTACAGGCGCTGCCTCGAACTGCGACACCTGAATGCCGAGTCGGGGCTGGACGGTCGCAACCTGCACGCCGTCGACAACAGCGAGATCCAGGAACGCCTCGTCGAACACCCCGTCAACTTCGTAGGGTGTCGCCCCCGACGCAGGCATATAGAGCACACGCACGTTCTCGCCGAACGTCTGCATCACCACGCCGTTCATCTTGTCGGTGACGGCGCGCCAGTTGAACGGCACGGCTTAGGCGCCTGCGTGGCCCTTTTGCAGAACCTCCGGCCGCGTGCAGATGTGAAGCGGGTACGAATACGCTTCCATCTTCCAGAACGAGTTGCGGTCGCGATCGTAGATCGGGATCACATAGATCGGCTTGCCCGGGGTGTTGACCCATTCAAACGATTCGCCAGGCGCGTACGCCACCCGGAAGACACCCGGCGCACCGACCGGGAAAAAGTGAACTTCGTCGTCCGGAATCTTGAGCGTCGTGTTGTCGTCCGAGCCGCGGTAGTTCGACCAGGTCACCCCGGCGAATGGGAACGCTTCGAACGCAGCGCCCTGGCTGTCGTCGCGCAGCTCCGATGCCGCACTCCAGTTCAGGTAGGTCCGAATCACGTCCGTGTGATTGGTCAATTCGTCGTAGAACAGGTCGCCGCACAACGCAAAGATCTTCGTCGTCGGCAGAAATGCGCCCTGCGCTTTGCGCGCCATCGTCCGGCGAATGCCATTGACGATGGGCCGTAGGCTGTTGGGAGTCTGTGCGGACAGATTGAACGGAACCAGGCTCGGTGGCGTGATACCGAATTCATCGAACCAGTTGTATTTCACCGTGCCGTCAGCGTCGAGCAGCATGCCCTGCACTGCGGCAAGACGGTGATATTCCCACGTGTACTCGATGTTGCTCGTGAGGCCCGTTGGTCCATTGAGACGGCGCGCGACTTCAGCCTGCACCTGCATGAGCTCGGACTCGGTACCGAAAGCGCGGATGTCCTGGATTTCGTTTGCGTACAGCGTGTCGGCATGCATGATGCGCGGCACCTTGAAGTAACGCGCTTCACGCTGTTCCGTCGTACGTTGCGTGCCCTCCTGACCACGCTCGCTGAACGGGACGACGACGAGCTTGCCCTGCCGCTGCTCGACTGCAAGCGCCGTCGTGCGGATCGGGTCCGGCTCGAAGATGTTCAGATCGCCGAGGCCCGTCGGCTGAAACGGGTATTTGTCGACCGCGGTCGTCAGTTGGATGGTCGTAAACGCATCCTGGTGAAACACGTCCAAACTGGCCATTATTTGGCTCCAGAAATAATAATGGCCGCTTGCGCGGCCGACTGTTATCGGAAAAACGTGGAAGAGCTACGGGCGATCAGCGAACGATGATTCCCAAGGCAGCGAGCTGCGCGGTGCCGGCGGAGATCTGATTCGCGGATGCGCCCGTCGGCCAGAACAGCTCGAAGCCATTGACCTCGCAGTCACGCGTGACGACGGTGCCGGTCTGGTCCGCCAGCGTCGCGTCGACGTTCGCGAACGAAATGGCGGAGGCGACCTGCGATCCGTCCGTCGCCGTCAGGCTGAGCGGCACGTAGGCTTTCGACAGGGCGGAAACCGTCACGTCGAATTCGTCGCCGACCACGAAGTCCGTCGCGCCGTCGGCGATCACGAACTTGATCTGGTCATTGAAGGTGGCGCCGACTGCCACATCGCCGATCACGTCGCCCGTCGGATCGAATACGCGGAAGGTGCCTCCGTTTGCCGCAGCGGTGGCGCATCGCACGACGTAGACGCCAGGCTGGGCATTGCCGACGACCGGCGTCGTCGCGTCGAGCGTGAAAATGCCATTGCCGGTGTTGCCGGCCTTGGCAGCGGCCGCCGCGGTGCCGCCGACCTTGCGGCCGAGGACCTGGCCCGCCTGAATCTTTGCGGCGCCGCTGAGCGTGCCGCGATCGCGGGAACGGTGGCCACGCGATTCACTGACCAGAAAACCACCGTCGTGGCGGCCTTCGATGAGAGGGGTTTGCGTCATGGTGAGTTACCTCGAGGGTTCGATTGACGGGTGGGACGGATCAGCGCTTGCGCGCCGGCCGTGCTTTCTGCATGGCGGTGTCCCAGCTGGATGCGATCGCCTGTTCCGAACTCACCCCGCGTTCACCGCCAGCGCCAAGCGACGGATTACGACGTGACACCGGCGCGGTCGCCGCGGGCGCCGGAGTGCCGGTCAACACCGCTAGCGCCTCTTTGCGAGTCATCGACGTGTTGAACGCAAGATTCGCGGCCAGAACAGGGTTCCTGCCTGCGGCCGGCGAGCCCATGATCTGGGCGCAGCGCATCCGCTCACGTCGACGTGCACTCGCCGCTGCGCTATTGCCGCGCATCTCCTCTTCGTCGTCGTCATCGTCCTCGGCGTTCGGATCGTCTTTGCCGTCTTCGCCCTTCGCTTTGCCCTTCTTTCCGCCCTTGTCGTCCGGCGGTGGATCTTCGCCTTCGGCTTTGCCATCGCCGTTTTCGCGGTTCTGATCACCATCGCCCGTATCTTCGCCTTCGGCTTTGCCGTTCTTGCCGCCTTTGTCGTCAGGGGGAGGCGTATCGTCGGCCGCACGGGCCGCTCCTTTACCGAGGTGGGCGAAGCTGATACCACCTCGCGCAGCCAGGTTACGAAACAAATTGCTCATGTGATTACCCTGTTGGTGGGATAAGTCAGCCCAGCTCGTCGAGCAAGGATGCGAATGCTTCATCGGGCGACATCACTGCGTCCGCGAAGCCGATTTCGACGCCAGCGGCGCCGAGGAATGTGCCGGCCTGTGTGCCTCGCACATTTGCGGTAGTGAGGCCGCGGTTACGCGCCACGGTCTCAACAAATAACTGGCCCATCGCGTTGACGTCGGATTGAAACCGCGCGCGCGCGTCCTTCGACAACGGCTTCATGTCGCTGCCGTCCGCTTTCTTGTCGCCGAAGTAGATGAGTTCGACCTCGATTCCCGCTTTCGTGAGCGCCTGCGAAAAATCGACATGCATGCATATGACGCCGACGCTGCCGGTGCCGCCGGTGCGCGGGACGATGATCCGGCTCGCCGCCGTCGCGATCGCGTACGCGGCCGAATAGGCACTCTCGGTGCAAATGGCCCAAATCGGCTTGACGTCGCGCGCGGCATAGATCGAGTCCACGAGATCGAAGCAGCCGGCGACCTCGCCGCCGGGCGAATCGATGTCCAGCACGATCGCTCGCACGCCCTCGTCGGCCATCGCCATGCTCAGATTGGCACGGATGCCGTCGTAACCGGTCATGCCCGAATAGGGCCGCAATTCGCCGAGCTTGTGCACAAGCGTTCCCTCGATAGGAACGATCGCAACCCCCTCCACGACCTCATACGGGCGATAGTCGGCTCGCGATGTGTCGGCGCTTTGCAGGAATGCCTGCGCGCCGCCGTCAGCCAGCACCACCATGTCGCCGCTGCCGCGGAACATCTTCGCGATTCCGAAGCGGTCCGCGAGCGCTGCCATAACGATTTCAGCCTTCTGCGGCGCGATAGCGATCGGCACGTTGAAAAGCCGCGTTGCAAGATGCGGATAGTTGCTCATGCTGCCTGCGGTTGCTGAGGGGGTTCATCGGTGCGGGTGGCCATTTCACTTCCGCCCCATTCGGGCAATGGAATGCCGCGTTCGCGGAAGGCCTCGATCTCGATCTGACGCTGATCGAGCAGTTCCTCCCAGTCGGAGCCCTGCTCGGCGGCTTCCTGCTTGAGCGTGGTCAGCGCCGCATCCATCTTCAGGATCGAACCCTGCGGCTCTTTCACCGGATCTACCCAGCCGCGTGCAGGCCCGAGCCAGCTGCAGCCCGCGTATGCCGTCACCCCATCCAGGAAGTCGGGCGCGCCGTTCGGAAGCGGCAGCTCGCCGTTCTCCATCGATTCGCGAAGCCAAACGGCGTACATGGGAGTCGCCGTACCTGCGGAAAATTCGAGCCGACGTCGAATCAGCGTCTTCCAGCTCTCCAGCAAAGAGCCACGCATATTCGAGTAGTTGCTCCTCGACCAGTCCTGCGTAACCTGCTCGAGCGAAATCCCGAGGGCCGATGCAACACAGCCCTGCATCTCGTGCACGAACTCGGTAAAGCCGTTGTGCGGATGGTCGGACGTGAGCGCCTTGATGTCTTCGCCGGGCGCAAGCGCCGGCACGCGCACACCGTTGAACATCGCCGGGCGCTCTTCGTTCCATTCCGCCCGCAGACCCTGGTAATAACCGAGCTCGTGATCCTCGCCGCCGACCGCGTCCTGAACTTCCGACGGGTCGTATGGGCTGGTGACGTATGTACCGATCGACGCGGCGAGCGCTGCCGCCTGCAGCTCGATACCGTAGTAGCGCGCAAGCATCTTTGCGTGTGCGAGCACTGGAATAAAGACGCCCACACCACGGTTCTGGCCGGCGCGATCACGCTCGAAGTCGTGGATCACGCGCAGCCAGCCGTCGTCATCCTCGCGTTCGACGCGCTCCCAGATCATGCTTTCGACGGAGTTGTACCAGTCGTTCTGGTGCGCTTTGCGGATGTGGTACGCCAGCGGCACGCCGTTTTCATCCACTTCCACGCCATTGCGCATATGGCGCGTGTCGACCATCTGGTTGGGATTCGACAGGCGGTCAGGATCCACAACGAGATAGGCCGTCGCATATCGCGCGCCGCCGCGCCCCACCCGTTCCGGCATCCAGTAATTGATGACCAGGTCCTCGCCATCAATCAGCTTGTGGCGCAACGCTAGGCGCAGTTGCTGCGAGACGGTGAGCTGACGGGACACGTCGTTGTAGCGACCAAAATCGTTCGAAAAGAGGCGCCACCGTGCCTCTACTGCACGCCTGAATTCATTCGCCCACTTGATATCGAAAGCTGCTCCGCTGATCTCGGCGAGCGCGCGATAGTCCGGCGCCGCCGACAAACGCAGCGAGGCGCCGACGGCGTTGTCGAGGATCCGCGTGATACCGCCGCTCGAGCGACCGTCGTTGCGAACCTGGTCGCGCGAGCGCGCGACCATGCGGTCGCGGAACTGGTTGATCTCGGCATCGGGTGAGCGGATCCACGGCAGCCACGCGCCCATCTCCTGCGTCTGCCAGTCCGCGGCCTGATACGGGAAGAACGCACGGCCCACGTTGTTCGCCAGGTTACCAGGACCGGCGCCGGTATTCGCGCGCGCGCGCAGCGGCCGGCCGCTCGCGTCGACCAGTGTGGTTGCGCTGCTCATCAGAACAACGGAACCATGCGACGGCGCTTGCACATCTTCACGCCCGGGTTGAGAGCTGCCTGCAGGTCACTTATAAACATCCGGACCGCGGCAAGGTTCGTGGTCTGGAATGTGACGCTCCGCGACCCATCACCCTGCGCGTATGCCACCGTCACGGCCTTGTCTCCCGTGCGCAGATCGATATACGCCTGCTGCGCGGCCGCGAGCGCGGCCTGCAGCTGCGCATCGGTCATGCCGTACAGCGGCGAACAGAGATCGTTTGTGGCCATGTTTATCGGTACCGGTGAACTGCTGACTTTTTCTTCTCGCGCGGCGCGCTTTGCGGCGCCGTCGACGACGTGGATCCGGTTGAGCCGGGGCTTGTCGAAGCCGTGCTCACCGCGACGAGGGACGAGTTGGTGTCCCACGGCTTTGCCCAGGAGGGCGGCTTGTCCCACGAAATGCGGTTCAGACCATGCAATTGCGCGAGCATGTGCGTCAGCACCATCAGGTCGAGTGCTTCGTTACGGCGACCCGCGGCGCTCTTTTCCCAACCGCCGTTCTTCGTGCGCGTTTCGGACGTGAGCTGCTCGAACCACACGTGTGGCTGCTCCTGCGAGCGCAACGCGTGCGGAAAATGCACATACAGCTTTCCCGGCTCGGCGAGCTGCAGCTGTCCGGCGAGGTCATCCTTGAACAGATTCGGGTTGAAACGCGCGACCGGAACGTCACCACTCGAGGCCGCCCGGTTTGCCTTGCGCGACGTATCCGGATACACGACCATCAGGCGCGGCGCGGCGAGCTTGTCGGCACCCTTCGTCGGAATGACCGTCCACGCATCCCGCCCGGAGATCTTCCCGATCAACCGCGTGAGACCGGCCTTCTTCCAGCGTCGCCACGCGGCATAGGCCTGCTGCGTCACGCCCGGCTGCCCGTAGCTGTCAAAACCCAGCGCGCGGACGGGCATTGCGCGACCAGATCCGTCGGCAAGCGGATATGTCCGCTTGATCAGGTTGATGATCTGATCCCAGTCTTCCGCGGATGTCGCGGGATCGCCGGGTATGCGACCCTTGTCGATGACCCAGCTTTCTCCGTCGATACCGAATCCGCGTGTAAGCCACTCGAAGTGCGCGAGCTGACAGTCGATGGCGGTAACGAGGAAGCGCACGCCTTCGGGCACGATGCCGAGTTTCAGTTCCGAATCCGCGCGCTCGGCAAGTACATTCGCGTCGATCGAACCGACACCGCGCGTTGCTGCATAGGGAAAGCCGAGCTGCTTGACCGTGACCTGGCGGAGCGCCATGTCTTCGCCGCTGACCTCCAGCTCACGCTCTGCCTTGACCTTCGCCCGCGCGAGACCGCCGATGCCGCCCAGGATGAACGGCGACATCGCACCGACGATCCAGAAGCCCGCACTTTTACGGGCAACCAGTTCGCCAGTGACAATCCCGTCCTGCGATATCTCCTGACCGTCGCCGATCCATCCACCGAACGGGGACCGGAACGCGGCGACATTCATCGCGCGCCGCTCGCGGTCCTCAATGAGGCATCCATTCACTGGACATATGAGTCGCGTATTCCGCTCGATCTCATCGAGCGTCTGTTTCTCGTCGTAGTGCAGCGCCATATAGCGCGCCGCGATCGGAACAGGACTAGACCATGCGCCACAGTGTGGGCATGGCCAATACCAGATGCGACGATCGCTGTCGCCGTACATGGCCATGATCCCTTCCGACCAGTCGCGATCCGGGACGAGGCCGCGCGCGCGGTCCGGGTGGCTCATGGCCAACAGCATCGATTGACGCTGAAAGGTCTGCCGGCGCACATCGAGCAGAGTCTTGACGTCGCCAAGCGCCTTGTCGTAGGCGTCCACCTCGTCGGCAACGATCCGCGGCGCCGACTTGTTGATGACGTTGTTCGGCGCGGCCGAGAGAAACTCGACGCGCATCCCATCGAACCGCTTGAAGTGCAGCGAGTCGTCGATCGGCTTCGACCCGAGGCGCATCGCCATCTCGGGATGCGAGTCGATCATCGGGTTGATCCGGCTCTTCACATACGACTCGAGACCCGGGTCGGTCTGCATGTACCACAGCACGTCGGCCGGGTCGTTGGCCACCGACTTGAGCAGCCAGTTCTGCGCAATCTCTGTATTGTGCGTCGGAACCATCGCTTCGCCAGCGAGATAAAGATGCGACTCGCTGTCGACCTGAATGCATCGAACGGGAACGGATTCAACGCGTGAAACGCCGACGACCCGTCGACGCCTGGTTTCCGTCACGCGGCGCCCGATGCTCGAGATCTGCCGCGCGGCCTTGCGCGGCAACCTGAACACGTGTATCTCGGCGTACGCCGTGAAATCAACGCTATATGCGTTGGATCCGCCACTCGGCATGCCATTCACAACCGCATGCGCGATACGCGAACGGATCGTCGGCTTCAGACCAAGCGATCGCACAAGCTCCAGAGTGTCTCTCGACAGCCGTTCACTGCAACTGGAGAACTGCGCACGGCTCCCCGTTTTACCGATCGTGCCATCTGTGTCCATCAGCCCCTGAAGCAGCGCAAGTCTCTGCGCGCGGCTCGCTCGCAGATACGCGGCCGGGATGTGCTTGTCCTTCAATACCCCGAGGCACTGGAGCCGCGCCGAGAATGTATCGCGCGCACGAGGTTCGTCGCGTGGGGTTCCGTATTTGCGAAACATCGCATCCTGCTGCACGCATTCACGGCAGTCGCCGCGCGCGTAGTCTGGCTTGATCCTACGATCATGTCCTCGCGAGCAGAAGTTTAGATCCCAGCCGGGGACGCGCAACTGCAATGTCAGTACGCCAGTAGGCGTTCGCGCAACAGTCTCCACCGGGTATCCCGCGCGCTCGATCTCATCGGCAATCCGCCGGTCGTTCTCGTGAATCGTGAACTGGGCCGAATGCGAGTTCCCGTCACCGAGCCAGACACCAAGCACGTATGGATCAATCAGTAACTCGACCTCCGGCAGTTCGAGAGCACCCGCGACTCGGATCGCGTATCGATTTGTCGTATCAGCACGCTCGTTGACCGCGTCCCGCGACATGCGTTCGGTGGTGATCAGCTTCTTCGCATCCCACACGTGCGGTCGTGATCCATCAGGCAAGCGCAGGCGTGCGTGCGTTTCCACCGCCCAGATGTGGTCCGCATCAGCCACGATCGAGGTGCCATCGGAAAACGAAACCCGGTAGCAGAGATGGTTAAGCATCACGTCGGTCACGAACGTGACGGAGCAGACGCGGCCGCGCTCATCGAACACCCTATCGCCGACGCGCAGCGCACCCATAGTCGACCATCCGGTCGGCGTCGGGATCGGCGTGTCAAGCGCGAGAGCCTTGCCGGACTGGCCGGGCCCGACCACCACCGTCGTCAGATAGTCGAGACGCGTAAGCGTCTCCATCGGGCCGACGAGGTACGGCGCTTTTTCGTGGTGCCAGCGACCGACATAACCGCCGCCCTGGTTCGACAGGTGCCGGTGCAGCACCGCGTACTCTGCGACGGTCTGCCGCTCGGGCGGCACAAGCGAGCTGAGTGACTCGCGCGCGACCTGGTACGGGTCGGCATATTCGAGTTCGAGCATCGTGCTACTCCAGCAGCACGCGTAATTCGTCCGCCATTGCGCGACGCAGATCGTCGGTCACCGCGCGAATCTGGTCCGCGTATTCCTCCGGCAAACCACAGCGCTCGACGACCTGGTCGGACAGCCGGTCGAGCCCTTTGCCGAGATGCGCAAGCATCGTGTTCAACACCTGGCGCATAACCTCGACCTGCACGAGCTCACCGCGATCGCGCCGCAGCTTGTCCTCAAGGATCTCCGCCTGCACCGCATCGCGTCGCTGACGCGCCGTCTGCTCGCCCGCATGCACAACTGGCTCGACGCCGGCGGGCGGCACGACCGTGTACTTCGGTTCAGCGAACGGCGTGCGCGAGTCGATCGGCGCGCGGCCCTGCGTCTTCGATGCCGGCGCCGGCGTCGGCTCGCCCGCTTCCTTCGGCGCGACGCCGAGGTATGTCCGGACCGCGGCGAGATCGAATTCCCAGCCGCCGGCGCGCGTGCCACGTTTCGCGACCGGGAAATTTCCATCGCCGTCGAGGCGTCGATCGAGCCGCGGCCGCGTCCACCCTAGCGCTTCACAGAGCGCGGCCTTCCCGATCGTCGCCGGTGTAACGGCGCCAGCGCTCTGTGTAACGCCGCGATTTTTCCGCGTTACACCAGTCTCGCCAGTTGCCATAAGGGTTTGCGCCGTGCGCCGCGTCACCGCCGTGTAACGTGTAACGCGTTTTTTTTACTCAGAAGAACGGGAAGAACGGGCGCGCGCAGTGCCCGCGTTCCGGAAGGGCGGTGGGAAGGACCCGCACCAACGTGGTGCGACGACCGGATTTGCCTATTTTTTGAGCACTGCCAGCAAAGCCTTGCTGGGCGGGGCTCTGCGGGCACGCCGGCCTGCACGCTTCACCGACGTTTGGCTGTTGCGAGCGCCTTGGCCAACGCCTTTGCAAACTCGGCCGCTGCATTCGCCTTCACGATCGCCTCTGCGCGTGATCCGAAGTCGAGATGCTGCTTGACCGGCTCAGCATCACCGAACCGTATGAGCAGCTTCAGGTGACCTGTCTTGTTGGCGCCGCGCACCTTCGTAGCCCGCTTGCCAGGGGTCTGGATGACCTTGGTCGGCGCTGGTCGCTGCCACACACCACCGATCTGTTCGCCGGTCCTCGTATGGATCGTGCCCACGAATATGTCGGGGCGCGCCTTGAGCCGGTCCAGCGCGGACTTGGAGAAGTTGCCGTACTGGTTCAGGAGAGCACGGTCCTTCGGGTTCAGCCAGGTCTTGCCCGAACCGATGAGCTTGTGTGGACCGCCAAACTCAAACGGTGCGAGGTAAGCGGCAGCGATGTCCTTCACGAACACCGTCGCCTCGAGATTGGACTTGCGAGCGCCCTTGACGCCGATCGAATTGACCGTGAACGGCGTCGGCCTGTCAAAGATCTGAGGCAGCGCCTTCTTCTCTGCCTGCTGGGCGATCTTCACCAGCGAGGTCAACGCGAGCGCGGTAGCAAACGGCACCTGTTTCTGCTCGAGTGCACTGAGGCTGCGAGCCGCCGCCTGCATATCAGCGCGCACCGATATCCGCAACACGATGGCGACCTGCGCGAAAGGTGAGAATGTTCGGGATCAGGCTGGCCACACCGCGGACTGGACGTCATCGTCCGGCTCGGCGCTGTAGTAAGGGATCGCAGGAATCTGAATCGACTCCCGGTCGACAGGAAAGGCCTGCACGATGACGTCGTCGGTATCGGCCTCATACACTCCGATGATGATGCCGACCGTCATCGGTTTCACGAAGCGATATCGGACAATTACGCTCCGGCCGAGCTTCGGGCGAGCACCCTTTGGCACTGCTGCCTTCGAAGCCGGTTTGCTCATCGCGAGACCTCCAACACAAACGAAAAAGCCCCGCGCAATTTTTTGGCGGGGCTTTGGAGACACTTATTCACAGTGTCAGATTGAGGCGTATTTTACGGTCGAAATAGTAAAAGTCAACAAACCAGTGCGCTAGGCCCTGATGAACGACAGCGCGGACAGCAATTCGTCGGCATTCTTTCGCGCTTTGGATGCTATCCCGTCGACGGCCGTGAGCGTTTTCGAATCCTCTTCTTCGTCGACGCGCGCGACGTCGGCTACACCGTCGCCGGCGTTGACGCGCTCCCGTTTCGCTGCCTTTTTCGACTTCTTCTTTGGCGTACCGCCAATCCAGTCCCTGACGATTCGCCAATGTGCATCTGCAGTTTTCTCGGTTACCTCGCACTTCGCAGCCAGATCCTTGATCGTAATCTTCGTCCCAAGGGCTTTCTCCACAAGGCCGCGCCGCAGTTGGTAATTGGACAGATGACCGGAAAGCTGGGAGAGTGCCTTCTCCGCGAGGAAGGTAATAGCAGCTGCATACTCAGGGTTGGGAGTGTGGCGTGAGCAGCACGCGGCCCCGCACGAACAAGGATATGAGTGCGGCGCAAACAATGCGACGAGAACAGCCCAGTCAATATCGCTGAGTTGATCCAGTTCGCGCCGGATCATGCCAGCCTGCCCGGCGCCATCGTTCCCGTGCAGCCCCTTGCCGGTGCGCGCCGCCGGCGCGGCCAAGCGATCGGCAAGCGGCCTGTCTCGCTGCTGCATCGCATAGCTGAACGCATACCGCATCGCGTCCTGCGGCGTACGGAAGAGCATTTCTGTCGTTTCTGTCATTCGATGGTTTCCTTGTATTGCGCACAGCGCTTCCCGTATTTCCGGCCCTTCCTACACACCATTCGCACACCGCCGAACGGATCCTCGCGCGCCGCCGCGTGCTGGCATCCGACGCATCTCTCAGACTGGCGGCGTTCAAGCACGTCCAGCGGGTCACCGTATTCCCACCACTCAAGCGGCTCGCTCATTCCGGCCGCGCGCCGCCACACACGCCGAACAACGCGATAGCGGCCGGATCTCGTTTCATCAACTTGCCTTCGCGTTCGAGGCGTTTGAACGTGGCACGCGCGATACGCGCCGCCGCGAGATCGGGCCGTTCACGCTTCATACGCTTCCAGTAATCGCTATAGACCTCAGCGCGAGGCTTGTTCGGCGGTTTCGGCTTGTCCTCGCCCGCACCTGCTTTGTAGATCGGTGCGGCTCTGCCATCGGCGGGGTGATACCAGCCGACGATGTGCATCTGGCTGCGGAAATGCTTGATGAAATCGCCAGCGGTCTGATTCGATACTCCAGCTCGCGCCGCCAACTGAATGCGGGTGCCGGGCTTCTTCAGGGCCTTCCACAGTGCAACGAAGGCCGGGCGTGTGTCGGACGTTCCGCGTGCCTGCCGGCGGCGTGGAAACTTGAGGATGTCTGCGCGCATCTGTATCCCGCGCACGGATCGGCCCGGCAAGCGTGCGGCAGAAACCTTGAGTGGCGTACGCAACTTCCAGATCTCGCGCAGGATTTCGTCCTCTTCCTCTGACCATCGCATCGCCGAGCCGCCCCGTCGGGTCGTATCAACCATCGATCTCTCCCACAGATTCGTCAGGCACGCCACCGAACACCTCGGCCCATTCCCCACGCTGAAGCAAGCGTGACGCTGTCGATTTGCTGATACCCACCACTCGAGCTGCCTCGGCGAGGCACATGCGCTTGCCGGCGATCATCACGAACCTGTTGCTGCGGCGATTTCTCGCCTGCTCGGCGGCAGTCGCCCATCGCACATTTCCAGGCTCGTAGCCGCGGTTGTTGTCTATACGGTCGATGGAATGCAGATCGCTCGGTGGAGCGCCGACATCGCGGTAAAAATTCTCGAAGATCAGCCATTCGGGATGCAGGCGAATGCCTCGCGCCCCATAGTCGGCGTAATGGCACGTCCCCGGTCGGCTCGTGCGATCGACGACCCCGTCCCAAATCCCCCAAATCCGGGTGTTTGTCATTCCGTGGCGGAGATTACGTACGGCTGCACGCTCAGCGGCCCGTTCCCTATGAAGGCACCCGCAAGAACGCGTGTTCCCTCTCCGAAGATTGCTGCGCAAGACGTCAACGCGGCCACCGCATTGGCACGCGCACAACACGCGCGCGCCGCCACCATCTGCGACGACAGTGAGACGGTGGAAAATCTCGCCTGACATGTCCTGTTTCATGTGCGTTCCTCGGCAGGAAGATATTCAACCAACAGGCCGCGAGTTTCCTCAACGAGGTCGACCTCGCTGAAACCGTATAAGTCAGCGAATTGTGACCGGCCCATGTCATGCACTCCGAAGCCGCTGCCCTGATGGTGCAGCGGGCACAACGGACAAGTGCGGTAATGACTGGCGCGCATTTTCCCGGTGCCCGTCCGTTGGTGATGGACAATTGCTGGTGTTCCTTCAATACCTAGACGGCGGCACACCGCGCAACAAAGTGCGGCGACGTAGCCCATGTATCGACGTTCTGTCGCGGTAGGACTCGGGCGACGTTTGGCGGCCCAATGTTTTGGATGTGCTGCGACCGGTGACTTCACGCGGACCTTCGTGCGCGTGAGCGAGCTGCCCGGCGACGGCCGCACGCCGATCGGCGCGGAGCGCTTCAGCGGCGTCCTGCTCACGAGCGGCTTCTTGCGCGTCAGCATGGATCGCCTCGAAGCTTCAGCACATCGTCAATGCGCACGCGGTTGCGGTCGGGAGGGAATTCCGGGAGCGGAACCCGCTGATTCAGGTGCATCGGCACGCGCAGCTCGACCTCGCCAGTCTCAAGGCGCGCCCAGTTCTCCGGCGGCGTGATCCACGCCGGCAGCCGGACGTATGCCGAGTAACTAACGCGCAGGCCGCGCCGTAGCGTGTTCCGGAACTTCCACGGCGAATGCGCAAATGAGCGGACAAGCTCCACTACCTCGCACTGCGCGAGGCATGGTGGCCGTTCGCGCTGCGGCACGCCGTACACCGTGAATTCCGGCGGCACGATGAAGGTCATATTCACGGCTGTCTCTCCCACACTGCCGGCCGCATCGGGTGCTCGCCCATCAGTGCACGCTTCAGGCGAATGTCCTCGGGATGCTCGGCACGCAGCGCGACGAGCAGCTCGCGCCAGCGAGCAATGATTTCGAGCGCGCCGTCATGGTTGCGGCGCGCGGCCGCCACCTCATCACGCAATCCCGCGTTGTCGCGCACAACAACCGCAAAGGATTCGACATGCCCTTCGATCATCGCGGCCGCGACTCTCATCACCTCACCTGCGCACGCGTCCCAGTCAATGGACGCAAGTGCCGCATACGAACGCAGCTCGGTGACAGCGCGCCCAGCATCGCGTCGAGCGGCGGCCTCCTCTTCGCGGCGCCGATCGGCAAACATGTCGACGGGGCTCACCATTGACCTCCGAGGCCGTTCAGCTTCATCAGCGCGTACGGTGCATTGGCTTCACTCGCATCGCGATAGACGCCGCGCTCGATCGCGCCGATGAGGTACAGCAGATAGATGCGCTGCGTGGTGCGCGTCCACGCGTCGAGCTCGGCCCTGCCGCTCGGCACCGGCAGCGCGGGCGTGCACTGCGGCCGAAGTTTCTCGGGCAGCAGACCAATCAACTCGGCGTGCCGGTCGCGGATGCCTGCGGCTTCGTTGGACGCCGGCGGCGCGGTGATGGTGATCGGCTTCGCGCTGCCGAACATGTCGAGTTGGCTCATGACTTCCCCAAAGCCTCGGTGACCGAGAGCGCGGTGTGCAATTCGGCCACGTCAAAATGCTCGCCATTTACCGACAGATGTAAATTCAGGCGTCTGTTGGCTTTATCGTCGATGCACGTCACCTCGCAGTTCAGCAACAGCTCCGTCGCTTTCTGGATGGCCATTGCAGTAATCTTCTGATCGATGAGGTTGTGCAACGAGCGCGATATCTCAGCCGCAAGTTGGTCTCGCAGCGCGGTCGCGATAAGGCCAACTGCGGTTTCGGACGGGATTGAAATTGAAGCCATGTCCATTTTTCCGATGTAATTTGAGGGGCGTTACCGACCGCGTTTGCTCCATTCCCAGATCCAAACCTTCCCCTGCTCTTCAGCGTCACGCGGCAGCACGAGGCACGTAACAGACTTCGGCGAGATCTTCAGGATCTGGTAACGCCGCCCGGTGCGTGTTCGCATCTCGTCGCCCGGTTCCGGCATCGGTGCATCCGGATCGATACGGTTGACGCGAAACTTCACGATGTCCCAGGCGGCTTTCATCGCTTTGCCGGCGGCGCGCTGTTACTCGTTTGCCGGCACCTGTTTCGGGATGTGCCACGCATTCACGCCCACCGAGGCCTGCGTCAGCGGGTACTGATCGCCGTCGGACAAGCTGGTGCGCCAGCCCACCGAGCCGTGCATGCTCACGCGGATGTCCATCGCGTCGTCGTCAGCGATCAGATCGATAACGGCGTTGGCGGCCGCCTGCGCGGCGGCGCGATCTTTGGCGTGTGCGGGTTGCTGCGCGACGATGCTGTCGAGTTCCGAGGCGACGCGCGCCTTGGCTTCATCTTTCGAGGGAGCGGCGAAATCAAACGAGTAGCTCATGGGTTCTCCAATGGTTGTTACCAGCTGCGGCTGGTGAGGTCTTCAAAGCTCCAGCCGTGACGGCCGGCGCGCTTGATCGCGATGAATCGATACGGGTGTTGAGCGGCGGCCGCTTTCGTCTTGGCGCGCGCCTTGTCTGTCCAGTAGCCCTTCACCTCGTGATATTCCGTGCTGCCGTCGGCAACGATCACCGTGAAGTCGGGCGTATAGAACGTGTTATCGCCGAGACGCAGCTTGTGCGCTTCGAAGCGATAGAAGAGGATCTCGCCAAGGTGGAGACGCGCCGCCAGCAGCTGCTCGTACGCGGCCTCAGTTTTGTTCATGCGTCCGGTGCCGAGGCGTCCGAGCTGCTGCGTACGTTGCAAAGGGGCGAGTTCCCCCCGCGGGGTTTCGCGCTTGCCAGACGCAGGCTTTTCCCCGAGTGCCGCGTTCGCGCGATGCTTTGCGCCGGCCGCCACGTGCGGGGCTACCAACTGCACCCCGCTAGAATTCGAATAGTCGACAGTGCCCCAGGCCGCGGCGACCTGCTCGGGTGTCTGTCCGGTCTGTGCCGCGATGCCGCGCGCGAGTGTCTGCACGGCGCCCTGCAGTGGTTCGAGATCTGCCGATGCCAAGCGCGCCGCCGCACCCGCGATCGTCGCCGCACCCGCGATCGTCGCTGCAATGCGTGACGTACCAATGCGGCCGTCGACGATCGCGCTCTCAGGGAACCGGACGGTGCCCTTGCTCACGATGGATTCCAAAATGGATGCATCGCGGCCTTCGCGGCCAAATAAGCGCGCTCAGCGGCTGCACGATCATCGAACAGACCGAGGTATTTCGACTTTCCGTTGACTTTGATTTGTGCCTGCCATTTGCCGGAACGATGCAGCGTGGCTCCGCTGCATTTTTTGTTCTGGCAGTTCTGCGGGTGAGTTGCAAGCCGCAGATTCGTCCAGTGGTTCTGATCGCGGATGCGGTTCCTGTGATCGATCTTCAAACGCGGAAACGATCCTGTCATGTAGACCCATGCGAGGCGGTGCTCGGCATACCCGACGCCTCGAATGCCGATGCGGCGATATCCATCATGCTGCCGGGTGCCAGCGCGCTGTCCTCGTATCGCCCACGGCGTGTCGACGATCCAAACGAATATCCCCGTCACAGGATCGTATGAGAGCAGCTCTTTGAGAACGGCTTGCGTCAGTTGCATGAGACCGACACCTTGTCGAACTGCTCGTCGTGCACAGGCACGCCGCTGATCGGGCGCAGATTTGTATCGCAGATAATCCCGTTACTGACCCACATCCCTGCTTGTCGACCAACGTCTACAAGCATCGGCTTGCGGTGTTTGATGTTCCACACCGTGATGCCCTGTGAATTGACGAAAGCGATACTTTCAACTTCGACAATTACGTCATTGTTCGCTGATACGAACATGCCAGTTGTGACTGCGAGATCTCCCGGTTTGCAGTTCATACACCTCCCTTCTTGGCGGCGCGCCGCCGTTCATCGATCGATCTGTTGATCGCGCTATGGCCGAAGCCATCCGTCGCGCGAATCCCCTCGCCGCAGTGCGGGCACGTCGGCACCATCGTGTGACTGCGCCATGCCCGCTCGACGACCTGGGCGGCGCGCAACTGCACACCGCGCAACTCTGATTCGGCCTGACGCTGCTCGCGGCCGGCAATCTTCGATAGCGCGCGTTCGTACTGATCGAGCATTCGGCTGAGCACCCAGAACGGCGATAGCTGCACCCTGCAGTCGTCGCATCTGACAAACTGGCCTTGGTCGTCCATCGTCATGTGCTTGTGCTCGCACTCCTCGCGCGGCCGCACGATCCGCTTGTCGCGCGTGAAACGCAGATCCTCGATATCGATGACGTTGCTCATTTGAAGACCGCCGGATAAGCCAGCTTGAACTGGATGAGTGCGCGTTCGTATTCATAGAGCGGCCTGAAGCACTCGCCAGTGAGCAGCAGCTGGACGAACGGGTCAGGCGTCGCCGGCGCAGCGACGTGACCGAGGTATAAAGCGCTGGCCGCGTGGCGTAGTAAGCTCCGCGGCCCGTCGCCGGATATCAGTGCGATTAGCGCCGCGGCCGACAGCCAGTCCGTGATGTCGTTAGCGATCAAAACGGAATCTCCTTGTCGTCAACGTAGGTCGTGCGCACCATGTTGTCCACGCGCCGCCCGGCGATCGGCTCGAGCACGACGAACAGTTGCCCCGGGTGAGCGCGCGCGAGCCGCTCTGCCTCGGTGATGGCGCTCTGCTTGCTCGCGTGGCGGTACCGCGGCGGCGCCCTGCCGGTCGGCGACCACACGAGCCAGAATGCGTTTTCGGTTTGGGTGCTCATGATGCGTACCAATCGACAGGCAGCAGCGCTTCACCGAGCGTCGCCACGATCATCTGCTGGAACTGTCCACCGCCGCGCTGAGCGTCGCGCAGGATCGCGTCGATCCACGGCCCCTTACCCGCCGCTCTAGCCACCACCGCGCGGTACAGCGGCAAAGGCTCGTCGCGCCGCTTCGGCCGGGCGCCGAAACGTTCGCCGGCCGCCACCAGCACTTCCTCGCCTGCCAGCCACCAGTCGACCTGTGCTTGTGACTCAGCCGTCACCGGCGCCGCGGCCTCTGCGTCGATGAACGTCGAGACGAACCCCGCGTACGTCGGCCGTTCGTCGCCCACTCGCGATCGCGCCGCCACGGCCAACGCGTGGGCTTCCCGCAGTCGCGCCGCCGTCACGCCCTTGCCGACCCACGTCAGCACGTGCACACGGTCGCGATTCCGGTCGACGCTCAGCGATTTGCCCCGAGCGGCCTCGAGCGACACCAGCAAGTCCGTCAATTCGCGCTCGGGGGTCGGTTGGGCTTTTTCATCTTCAGCAGCAGCAACAGCAGAGTTGTCCACAGCCTCGGCCGCGCGCGTTGCTGCTGTAGTCTCTGCTGTAATCTCTGTACCGTTAACGGAATGGGGATCTCCCTTCCCGCGGGCGCGGTTTTCCCCATCCGGCGGCATGGGTTTTTCCAAGTTCGCGGAATGGACTTTGTCCACTTCCCGAGATGGACTTTTCCCATTTCGGGAAGTGGACTTTCCCGATGTGCCCACCGATGACTTTTTCGCCTTACGTGCGGGTAGCTCGGAAGACAACAGCAATTCGAGCGCATCCTCGTCGACGCGGAAGTACGTGCGATGCTCGATGCGCTTGGCGGTCTCGATCAGCACACCGGCGGCACGCAACTTCGTGCGGGCGGCGCGCTGTTCCTCGTAGGACAGGCCGGTCTCGTGCTCGAGCTCATCGACGGTCTTATGCACGCCGAATTCGCTGGTAGCCTTGTCCTGCCAGTAAAAGATCTGGCAGAAGAACACGGCAGCATTCACGCCGCCGAGGTATCGAGCGAGGAACGGGTAGTAGGCGATCGGGCGACCGAGTTCGCGCAATACGTCTGCGACTCTCATGCAACGCTCTCCCGCACGTGCCGCGCAATGCGGCCCTCAAGATGAACCCGCTGTTCCCAGTAGCGGTAATAGAGATTGCGCAGCCACGTGCCGAGCACGGCAGCTGGTAGCTTTTCGCGGCCGAGCACGTGCGGCGCGCGGGCGACCACGATCTGATAGCCGTCGGGGCGCCGCGGCCCTTCCCACGCTTCGTATTGCGACGGCCGCGGGCGCACATGCCACACGCCGGCATGCGGGGGCACCCACTCAGGAATGCCGAGCTGCTCGGGCACCACGTAGATGAAGCGCGTGATCCAGGCGGGCATGCCAACCCACTTCGGCTTCGACAGATCCTTGCGCCAGTCCGCGAGCGATACTTTCACCTCGAGCTCCGTCGCGTAACTGGAGCGCGTGATCATGACGAAGTCCGCGCGATAAACGCCGCGCTGCGAGCCGACGCCCCAGCGAATTTCAGCTTCGGGAATGAGCGTGTGGGCGCCGCGCGGGTCGACGTGACGGCGTATAGCGGCCTCGACGAGGCCTGCGTTGATCTGTGGGCGGGCCGCCGTGCCCTTCTTGCTCGTCTCAGGCATCGCGCGCCACCACGTTGACGCGATAGAAGGTCTCGCCATTGCCCGGGATCTCGTCGACCAGGCCAACCGCTGTCAGGGCCGCGAGCTGGTCGCGCACGCCACTGTCCGACATGCCACACATGAACGCGAGCCTGCGCACCGTGACAGAACATTCACATGTGCTCTGCAGCGCTAGATGTGAAAGGCACAGCAGGACTATCTTCTGTGCGTGGCGGAGCTCGACGCTCCAGGCGAGATTCGATAAGTGAAACGACATGTGACTCCTACGGCCTGAACCAGATCAGCACGGCAGCGAGCGCGAGACAGCTCGTGAAACCAAACCGCACACGCGAGCGCGCAATCGCCGGCATGAACGCCACAGCGACGCCCATCACCGCGAACGTGCGCAACACAACCGTGCCAACCAGATCCGCGTTCATGACTGCCCTGTTAGTGACGAAGGTGCTGCAACTGCGATTCCCATAAGCGGGCGGTGCCCAGCACCGTGAGCGCCTCGTGAAGCCGCCGGTCCGCCTGCATCTTCCAGATGAACATTTCCTTCACCGTCTCTTCGTCTCCTGACTGGGCGCGCAACGCGTGGAGCGCCTCTTTTGCCAGCCGCATGGCTTCGCTTTTCGTCACCGCACGTTCTCCGCCGCGAAGAACTCCTCGACGAGGCGCACGGCCATGTCGCGCGCCAGCCATTGCCCGATCGCGCAATTGCCGAGCTGCTCCTGCACCACGCCGACCTTGTCAGCCGGCAATTGCCGTCGCTTACGACCCTTCTCGTCGCGCTCGTCGGCGTGGAAGTACTCGGACACGTGCTGCTGCGTCAGATCGCAAACAGACGCGAGGTAGGTCGTGGTCATCCCCGGGTGTTGCCGGTTCTTCCAGGCGAGCACGCACGCATCGCGAAATGTTGCGCAGGCCTCGATCTCGCCGCGCGGCAGGAAACGCAAACGCGCCGGGGTGAGCGGCGCGGTCGGTTCGGGAGGGTGGATCGCCTTTCCACGCGGGTGCGCGGCGGCACCCCAATAGTCAAATTCCATCGTTACACCTCTTGCTACACCGGTCGGCCGGCGTCGAAAATTTTTTGCATGGACACCATGCAAATCCTCGTGAATTCACGCGCCGCCACGCGGCCCGCGCCAAAAATGGCGGGGGTTCGCTCCCCGTTTAGAATCGGTGGTTCCTACACCTACCTTTTCAGAACGAGGGGAACCCCCATGGCTGTTGCAACTACCGTCTCTGGCATCCTCGCTGCCGTCAACGGTGCGCTGGGCTTGATCACAAAAGGAGTCGCGACCCACGACGAGTCTGTGATCGAAAAAGCAACGCAAACCCTCGTTGACGAGATCCGCGAGTTGAACGTCGCAACGCTGCAAACGTCGGAGGACAACGTACGTCTCATCAAGAGCGTGGCAACGCTTGAGCACGATCTGAAGGCGGCTAATGAGGAAATTGCAAAGCTGAAGGCTAAGAAGCGAGAGCTTTCTCGATACGAACTCACTCCGATAACCGAGGGACCCGTTGTTTATCGCCTGAAGTCGGCGTACGCCGACAAAGAGCCAATTCACTACAGATGTCCGAAATGCGTGAACGCGGATAAGACGGGCTACCTGCAACCGGTTCGAGTGAAGAGCGCCCAATACCTTGTCTGTGCGGACTGCGAATTCGAATATTTCGCCGGTTTCCTCCCTCCGCCGGACTATTCGAAGCTCATTGCGTTGATGGCGCGATGACATCAGACGCCCTCCTCTTGCTGCGCAACCGCGTTGCCCGCGCCGCCGATCACGAAATTGAGGGTGTTCCACCCCGCGCTAGAATTGCGTTTCCACACGTCAATCTCCTTTGCGAGGGGAACACCCATGACCATCAACTTCGACAACCAAACCGTCGACATTCCCTGCGGCAACTGCCGCAAGAAACTCACGGAAACAATCCGAAGGCTCAAGACAGATCCGAACCTCACCTGCAGTTCCTGCGGTGCAGTTACGCACGTCGACGCGAACGAGTTCAGAAAGGTCGAGCAGTCCGTCAACAAATCGCTCAACGACCTCCGGAAAGCGTTTGGCAAGCTCGGAAAGTAACTGCACCGACGCTCCCAGGCCCGATGCATCCGCAGTCAGTCTTAACGTGTGATGCGTCATACGCCCTCCTCTTGGAGCGGCGCGGCTTGTGCCAATTCGGAAAAGAGGTGGGGATGCTCGCTCGCCGTAGAATTGACGGCTCCTACACGCGTCACCACTACGGAACATTCACACATGAGCGACATCCCCAAAGTCATTGCGATCAGCTGGTTCATGAAGTCGGAATACGATCGCGCGCGATCGGTGTTCAACGACGGCTCCGGGCTGCCGGAGAGCTTCCTGAAGTGGGAGCGCAGCGCCGAGCAGATGCGCAAGCGTTGTCTCGCGGAGGGTCTTGTGGTCGTCAAAGCACACATCAAACTCGACGAGTTCATTGCCTGGTGCAATGCCCGCGGCCTGGAGATCGATTCCCGCGCTCGACTGGAGTTCGCGAACACCGTCGCCTACGAGTACGCGAAAAAACTGGATCAGAACTCGCATACTTAGACGCCCTCCTCTTGAAGCGACGCGGTCGCCGATGCTGGCAGCGTGTGCAGAAGCTTCTCGCGCGGCACTTGACCACCGGTCAAACGCTCGATCGCCGCAGCATAGTTCGACTCGCCGGTCCATTCGGTCCGTGGCAAGCGGCCTTTCACCGCCCACTTTTTCACGGCTTGATAGGTCACAGGGCGATCGATCAGCGCGTTCAAAGCCTTCGTGAAGGCAGTGACGCCGCCGGCGTGCTTGATGGCTTGTTCGATGAGGTTCATGGCCAGCATTCTAGAACCGTAAGTTACCAGTCGGCAAGAACTGATTGTTCCTTGCGATGCGAGGACAATAGAACTCATGGTTACTGACGATCAAAAACGCGCTTTCGCGGCCCGGCTGAACGAGGCATTGGACGATATCCGCTTCCCCGCGAAGGGCGCTGGCCGCCAAAGGGCGCTGGGCGAGAAGATGGGCGTCTCGCAGAAAGGGGCCAGAAAGTGGCTGGAGGGAGAAGCAATCCCGGAGACGTCGCGCCTGATGGACCTTGCTCATTGGCTCGGCGTCAACTTCGAATGGCTCGCAACGGAACGCGGCGAGAAACGGGGCGCTAGCGTGCCCACGGTGCCAGACACAGCATTGCGTGCGGAAGACGCCGCCCGAGGAACGTCGCAGGCGGGACCGCAGCTCACACGCGCCCTTGCCAAAATCCTGCACGAAATAGACGGGCAGCACCGTCTCATGGCAATTACAGACGATGACGCAACTTTATTGCGTGCGGCATTGCATGCCGTGCAAGCTGACATGTCGCCCACAATTCGGGCGGCGATCCTATTAATGCTTGGCGCGCAAAACTCTCGAGAAGAGGGTAAAAACACCTCTAATCCGCCGTTTAAAGCACGCGCCACAGAAGCACACTCCTCCTCTGACAAGGTTGCTGAAAGCCCGGCTACCTTTGCCAGACACGCTAGAGCCGGCACCCGATCGGCCGCGCAACCTGAGAGTGACCATGAACATGACACGGGAAAGAACGGGACCTGAGATCGTCGACTTCGCAGCCTACCGGGCCGCGAGGAATAGCAAAAAACGCAAGCATGACCAGGAGATAGTGACCGATGTGCATTTTTCGGTGACACGCGGTGGCACCATCGTGCCCAGCCGGACTCGCGTTGCCGATCTGCACGTCCTAGCCGTCCTCGCGTGGTGTCTGGATGTGTCGTCGAACATGCTGGATACCTATCTCATCACGGCCCACTGAACATTCGGAATTTGCAGGCCAGCCCGCTTCTAGCGGGCTTTTTTTCGCCTGATGTCCTTGCTGTTACAAATTAGGTAACTTTCGGTACTTTACAGAAGGTAACCGATAGTTCTATTATTCGCTCCAACACACCGCAACCACGGAGCGAGCGATGGCCAACCAACAGTCAGCAACACCCACCGGCAACACCCGGCGCGGCGCTCGCGCTGTGAAGTCGGCTTTCCGGATCGTCCGGAACATCCTCGCCATCCTCGGCGTGCTGTTCGTCTACCTGCTCACGCTCGGCTATATGCAGTACCAGGACCGTGCGGCCGCTGGGGATTCGTCGTGCTCGTTCACCCGGTGCCTGTGAGAACGGCCATGCGACCGACTCCTACCCGCCTCCCGGACGAAATGCTGGCGCCGGCTTGCCGCACGCTCGGCGTCGAGGGCGAGCCCGACGAGGCCCTGCTCTCGCCGGCAGTGCGCGCCGCCGTTCAGGCCGCGGTCCGCGCCCAACTCCATCCGAACCCGAAGGCACGCCGTAGCTCACAGCCGCGCCGCCAGATCGGCGACCAGACGTCGCTCGGGTTCGACGACCAATGCGTCGATATCAAACGGCGCGCCGCCAACGACATCGATGAGGAATGACATGGCCAAGATCGACAACATTCCCGACTTCGATAAATCGCGCGAGCTCGTGCTCGAGCTCGACGGTCCCGGGCTAATCGCGCAGCACCTCGTCCAACGCGGCGCCGCACACGCGCTCGAAACGGCGATCGAACTGGGCGCCACGCTGGAAATGCTCCGGACGATGCTGAACGACGTGCGGACGATGCAGGACTTCGTCGCCGCGACCGCTGCCATGCGCGGCATCCGTCTTGTCTCGGAGGAATGACTCCATGAACACGCTCGGCTATATCGGCTCGGCCATCGTCGCTCTCGGATCCGTCGCCTGGACGCTCACCACTGTCGCCGGTCGCTTCGACCACGCTTTCGACTCCAATCTCAACCCGCCCGCCCCCGCGAACGATGATCGGGCTCTTCCGGAGGCGCGGTCGCGGCGTGCCTCCGGTTTAGGAAGCGCCATGAGCATGCTTCTTCGTAACGGAGTGCCGGCCGTGCCAGTCCGACTGCGCGCGCAGCCGCCGGCCACCGAGCTGCCGTCGCCGGATCTCGCCGCCTGCCATTACTACAAGCGGTGCGCGGTGTGCGGCGAGCCGCTCGGCCAGTACAAGGCATTCGTTCTTCGACCGACCGCTGCAGTCAGTCGCATCTGCGTCGTGCCGCCGGCGCATCAGGACTGCGCCAAATTCAAGGCAGCGTGCCTGATGGGAAATTCCGACGTCGGCGTGTTGATGGTCTGGGTAACGCGCAGCTACGAAGTCGTGCCGGGTGCCGACACCATCCAGTTGCACATCGGCGAGGCCGAACAGGTCTTCTGGTATTTCGACAATCGCTGCGCAACGCGTGACGAAGTGCGCGAGAGCTTCGAAAGTGAATTACCGGCTCTGTACGAGCAGGCACACGCATCGGGCGAGCAGGCCGTGCTCGAGCTCGACACGATGGTCGCACGGGCCTCGCGTTTCTTCCCGCGCCACAGCGCTGCCGTCAACGTGGGGCAGCTGTCATGAAGAACGTCGGCCACCCCAACATGTTTCCGCGCGCCGCGGAGCCCGAAGCTGCTGCAGGGGACGCGGTCACGGACGCCGACGTCGGCGGGATCGAGCGCGCCCCCGCACCAACGAATCCGTGGGCCAATCCGCTCAACGGCCTTCAGAAAGCAACGATCGCTAACCTGCCCGAGACGAAACGGCTCACGCGAGCTGATGAGGTAATCGCATATCTGAAGGAGCATGGCCCAGCGGCTGGCGCAGTTATCTGCCAGGCGCTCGGCATTTCCAATAAAGGCGGCATTTCCCCATTCATTCAGGGCGCGCTCCACGACGGCCGGATCGTTCGTGACGGCGGGAAATATTGCATCGGAAGCCAGGTCGCGCCGAAGCCAAAGGCTGAAGCAAAGACTGCGCCGGTCGCGGTCAGCCATTTCGAGGCAGCTTCCGCAATCGTCGCGATGCGAAAGAAGCCTGCCGCCAAGGCTGCGGAGGCCTCGCCATCACCAGCAGATCCACCAAAGCCGTCGCCGGAGCTCGCACGTGAGCCCGACTTCACGATTTCCATCGACGACGTTTCGCTCGTGTCCTGGCCGAATGGCGATATCAGCATCCGGACCGGAAGCGGCGCCGTCGATCTGCGTCCGGAGCACTTCCGCGCACTCATCGCGCTGGTCGAGCTGCGCAAATGATTTTTCAGTGGTCTCTCGTCGGTTGTGACCCCCGGTCGGCGAGCTTGGGGGCGGCTCTCACAGCGCCCGTTTTTTCAGGATCCGTAATGCAGCGACGCAAGCCCACACCAACTCTCTGGCAGCTGCTCGCCGATCTCGACGCACGTAACGCGTCGCTGCGGGAAACACATCGAACTGTTCGCGCGCTTCTGCGCGCCGCCGGGCGTCGGCGTGCGACGCACCACACGAAGGGACTCAAGCCATGAAAACGATCTTCATTTTCAACGACTCACGGCCGACCGATCACCTGCAGTCGATCGTGGCGCTCGGCGAAGACGGGCAGCGTATTGACTGCATCAGGTTCGACACCTGGACGCTTCCCCATTCCCGGTTCGCGATGGGCGCTGAGCATGTGATGAACGAGGACGACGTCGCTATCGCGGCCCCTGTCCGGATGACCCGCGCGGCGATGCTGCGCCGCTATGACGCCCTATACGGCGTCGGCAACTGGCTCCCCATGTGGCTCGACGCGCCGCAGAGCAATGCATCGTTCCGGCGTGCGCTGCAGATCATGCGCGAGCGCCAGGCCTACGCGACGCAGCTCACGCCCGCGTTCGGCGATCTCGCTCTGTCCGGGATCCTCCGCGCCATCTTCAATTCGCCTGCCGCCGCACCGCGCACCACCCACTAACAGGCCACGCAACTGCCATGAAAAAACAGACCGTCGACGGCCAACTCATTACGGTGCCGCTCAACAAGCTGCATATCTCGCCGCTGAATGCACGCCCGAACGATACGAGCGATGTATCTGAGCTCGCCGCTTTGCTGGAGTCACAGAGCCAGTTGCAGAATCTGATCACCATCCCGGAAGACGGCAATTACGGCGTGGTCGGCGGCGGCCGACGATATCGCGCGTTCAAGCTGCTCGAGCAACAGGGCAAGGTGCCGGCGGACCACCCCGTGTTTTGCCTGCTCACCACTCCAGATCGTGCGCTCGCCGCGAGCGTGGCGGAAAACACCGGGCGCGCGCCGATGCACCCGGCCGACGAGTTCTACGCGTTCAAGGTGCTTTTCGAGGAAGGCTCGCCGGTCGAGGATATCGCCGCGCAATTCGGCTGCACGCCGCTTGTCGTGCAACGCCGCCTGCTGCTGGCCAAGGTGGCGCCGGAACTGGTCGAGATCTATCGCAAGGGCGGGATGAACCTCGAGCAGTTGCAGGCCTTCACGCTCACCGATGATCAGGCATTGCAATGCAAGGTTTGGTACGGCGCATCGCAGTTCTATAAACATGCGGACTCTCTGCGGCAGGCACTGACCAAGGGCAAAACGGATGCGTCGAGCGTCCGCGCGGCGAAGTTCGTCGGCCTTGACGCATACGAAGCCGCTGGCGGGACCGTGCTGCGCGATCTCTTCGGCGGTCCGGACAGCGGCTACGTCGCCGACATGGCGCTGATGCAACGGCTCGCCGCGGAGAAGCTGGAAGCTGCGGCTACCGAACTGCGTGCAGAGGGCTGGTCGTTTGTGAAGATCTACCCGGAACTCGGCTGGAACGAAACGAATGCCTATGGCCGCAGCAAGCCGAAGGTGCGCGGACTTACGGACGAAGAAAAGACAGAGATCACCACGCTGGAAGAAACTGCGCGCGCGGCCACCGATGCCGTCAACGATGACGAAGACGATGAGCTTACGACCGGAGAGGTCGAGGAACTTAATCATCGCGCGGAGAAGGCGTTCTACCGCATCAAGCTGATCAAAAGCTCGCTTGAAACCTTCACTGATCGCCAGAAGAAGTCGGCCGGCGCCGTGATCGGCATCAACCATCATGGCAGTCTCGAGATTCATCGCGGCATGATCGACCCGAAGGTGGCGGCCGAAAAAGAGAAGGCCAAGGCAAAAGCCGAGCGTGAGAAGCGCGTTGCTGCTGGCGAAGCCGTCGAACCGGAAAAGGTCACCTACAGCGAAGTTCTGCTGCGCAAACTCACGGCGAACCGCTCGGCCGCCATGTCTGCTCATCTGCTCGAAGCACCGCGCGTGGCGCTCGATCTGCTGTGCTCCACGCTGCTCGCGAAGGTGATCTACAACGGTTATTACGGATCAGGCGGTCTCTCCATCGTGCCGACCGAGCAGCTCACGAACCTCGCGTCCAGCGCGGACGACATGGAGCAAAGCAAGGCGTGGGCAGCGCTCACCGAACGCCGCTCGCAATTGCAGACCGAATTGCCCGAGGATCCGGCGAAGCTTTTTGCATGGGTGGCCGAGCGCGAGGTGGTGGAAGTTGTCGAGCTGCTGGCGTTCTGCACGGCGGCCTGCATCAATACCACCACCAGCAATGATCACTCGCGGCCACTCGAGCACGTCGAGGAGGCTATCGGGCTGAACATGGCCGACTGGTGGCAACCGACGCGCAAGTCCTTTCTCGGCCAGGTGGCCAAGCCGGTAATCATCGAAGCACTCGAAGAGGTCGGCACCGGCGAGCTCGGCATCAAGCACGTCGACAAGCTCAAAAAGGCCGAGCTCGCTGAGAAAGCCGAGGAGTTGCTCTCCGATACCGGCTGGCTGCCTGCCCTGCTTCGTCCCCAAACGCCGCCGGTGGTAAAGGCTGCCAAGCAGAAGGCCCCGCCGAAGCGCGGCGCGAAGAAGATCGCCGAGCCCACGCGTGTGGACGATGCGCCGTCACCGGCGGCGGCCGCCGTAGCTGCGCCCGCACGCAAGGTCGCGAAGAAAGTTTCGCCAGTTAAAAAGCCGGCAGCGACAAAAACGGCTCCGCCACCGGCGAGCGCGGAGAAGATTGCAGTGAAAAAATCTGCTCCCGCGAACAGCACGGCGGCGACCGAAATGCCGCTCGTCGACGGCGCCAAACCGACGATCAGGCGCCCGCTCAATCCGGCCGCTGCTTGGCCATTCCCGACGGATTGACGATGCCCGACATCATTGAACTCGCGCGCGCTGCTGGCCTAACCGTCGTTCTCGACGGTCGGATCGGACGCCAGGAATATCAAAGCGTGTCGGGCCCGGTCAGCGCGCTATACCGCTTTGCCGAAGCCTATTACCGCGCCGCCATCGAGCGGCCGCCGGAAGACGCGAAACACGACTGACTCCGCAGTACCGGGCGCGGCCGGACTACCGCGCGACCAACCAACCTGAGGTAGACCATGAAGCGCATCACTCTCGCAGTCCTCGCAACACTTTCCCTCGCCGCGGCACCGGCGGCATTCGCAGGCGGTTATTCGAGCAACAGTTCGCTGTCGTTCAGCGGTGGCTTTGGTTCGTCGTCCAGCACGTCGGGCGGCTCGCAGGCCGAGGCCGGTCAGAACGGCAATGGCTCTTCGTCGCAGTGGAGCAATTCCGCCGGCGGCGGCTATGCAATCGGCGGGACCGTCATCGGCGCCGGCATCGGCTCGTACGGTTTCGCAGGCATCGGCGGCGGTGCATCGGCGTCCGGCAGCTACACCGGCAGCGTCTCGAACGCGAATGCTGGCGGCTATACGAGTGGTTCGGGCTATGGCTCGAGCAAGTCGGGCGTGGGCACCGACGTCAGCGGCTACGGCTACACGAACCTCGCCGGCAGCTATTCCTTCAGCCAATAAGGAAGAAGGCCTTCGATACCGGAAATATCGAAGGCCCGACCACACACCTTGGGGGTGTAACGATGAACACCAAATTCGCCGTCGCGTTGATTCTAGCACTGGGGGCTATCGGCCACGCACAAGCTCAATCGTCGTCCGTAGCGACGCAATCGAGCGCGTCCCAGTCCACTGCGCAGGGCACGATCCAATTTTCGCAGACACCGGAACATACAACGGAGACCGTTCGGAATGTTTCGGCTCCGGTCCTGGGGGCTTACGCGTCTTCTTTCTCTCAGATGAACTGTGGCCAGACCGTCCAGTTCGGTGGTGCGATCGCTGGCGTGTCGCTGGTCGGCGGCGCATCCCATAGCCTGCTCGACTGCAAGCTTGAGGTCGCCGCAGCCGAGACCGTTCGTCAGTCCACCGTCACCGACGACGCGACGACGAAAACGAACCTGCAGAAAGCGGCTGTCCTCATCCGCTGCCAGGTGAGCAAAGAGGTCTATGACGCCTACCGCGCCGCCGGCTTCGACTGCTCCCTCAAACCCGCCGAGCTGCAATCGCGCACCGATACGCAGCCGGCCAACTATCGAGTGGCGGGCAACTGATGTACGGCGAACCGCGCCGCCGCGGAGCGTTCCTGGACGCTGCGCGCGTGTACGCCACTTCGCGGGTACCGACGGACAGCGCGACGCAGGTGCTCTGCGCCGAATTCGTCGAGATGCTCGCGCGCGATCGCGGCGAGCGAGTCGTGCTGCACGTCGGTCCGGTCGTGATCGCACGCGGCGCCTCGAACGTCAAACAAAGTAGTCCGGCGCGCTGACCCTCTCATCGGCGCGGCGTGTGTTTGGCCGGGCTTCGGCCCGGTCCTTTTTCTCTTAAGGAGAAGTAATGCAACAACTCCAACTTCCGCCCGTTGCAGAGGGCCAAATCTATCTGCACGGCCGCATCAATAAACACGGCGATGTCGAGCACACCGTGCTGATCGCCGTGAACGACAAGCGCCTGCCGCGCGATCTGCAGCGTGACTGGGCAAAGAGCGTCGGCGGCGTTCTGTACAACCGCATCGACGCTCTCGTGATCTACAACGAGCACCGCGATCTCGTAAAGCCCGAGGCCTACTGGACCGACGACGATGTCGACTGGGATCCAGCTTACGCCTGGTATCAGAACTGCTACTACGGCGGCCAGTACGGCAACCACGAGAGCGCTGAGCTCCGCGGGGTCGCCGTCAGCAGATTCACTATTTGATTCATTCACTCATTCGAACTTCCATCCGGAGAGATTCAATGTCCCACGTCACACTGGATCACATCGAGTCCGAACATGCACGCATCGGCGCGCTAATCGAGCAGTTCAAGCAGCAAGCCATCGCCACCGAGTATGTCATCGAGCGGACGGTGATCCCGCTCCCAAGCGGCGCACGCGTCGCCGGACCGATCTTCAAGGAAGACGGTTCGCTCGACTATTACCTGATCCTGCACACGGGCGAAGCTACCGATGTCAATCACGACGCCGCGAAGGCATATGTTGGCGATCGCGACCTCAAGCTCCCCAATCGCCGCGAAGGACGTCTCTTGCAGGCCACATTCCCGGAGTTCTGCGCCGAGGGGAGCATGTGGCTCGAAGAGGACTATGAGGGCAATCCAGCTTCCGCCTGGTGTCAGAACTTCTTCTACGGCCTCCAGATCAGCCTCCTCAAGAGCGCTGAGCTCCGCGGGGTCGCCGTCAGCAGATTTATTCCTTCAGTAATTTAATCATTTAGCCACTATGGCCCTCCACACCGAACTCGACGTGTACAAGACGGGATTTGACCTTTTCAAGAAGGTCACAGGCATCGTCAAAAACATGGAACGCTCGTTCAGGCGATTGATCGGCGAGGATATCGTCGAAGAGATGAAGCGACTGCTGATTCTCGTCTATCGCGCCAATGTCGCCGAGGACAAGGTACCGCACCTGTCCCAGCTGATCGAGCGCGTAAAGATCGTCGAGTCGCTTTTCCGTCTTGCGTGGGACTTGAATGAGATCACGGACCGTCAGTATTGGTCCGTGATCCGTCTGACGGAGAGCATCAGCAAACAGGCTGTTAAGTGGAGGGAGTGGGCCGCTAACCGCCCGAATCGTCTGCACGCGCGGCCGCATGCGTGCGCCCCGCTGCTCTGTCGACGGTTGCAATGCACCGAGCGGCTTCCAGTGCGACTACCCGACAAGGGCCGGCAGGACGTGCGACAGGCACCTGTGTGCGAAGCACGCACAGGTGGTCGGCGCCGATCTGCACCGCTGTCCGGAGCACGTCGATGCAGCGGCGCAGACCGACCTATTTGAGGAACACCAATGAGCAACCACCGAGAGATCGAGCCGCAGCACCGGAAGTCGATGAACGATGTCGCCGCCGTCATGGCCAATATTTTCAAGGGATACGGCTTCGCGCTCTTCATATTCCCACTCGACGGCAACGGCGGCCGAATGAACTACATCAGCAATGCGGAACGCGCAGACATGTTGGTCGCCTTGAAGGAATTCATCGCGAACAACGAAGGCCGCGTCCACAACGCACCGGAGAGCAAACAGTGAAAATCAAATCCCAGATGAAGATGGCGAAGGCTTCCAAGCAGGACATCGACGCGGCGATAGAACTCGCGAGCGTCCTCGGCGATATCGATAAGGGTTATTACCCGTCGGCGCCCAACGCAGAAGATCCCGACGAGCCGACGTTCTTCGATGCCGACGATTCCGAGCATCTGCGTGCGTTCTATGACCGCGTAAAGGGGTGTCTCGATTCGGCGCCGGGCGGCATGTTTCGAGTGATCTGGGGCTTCAGCATGATCATGAACAACGACATGGTCGACCCGGATCTCGACTACCTCGCGTTTCATCCACGAATTGCCCAGGCCCTCGCTCGGCCGCCCGCGGATCTGTTGTCGCTCGCATATCCGTCCGAGATGACACCCGAGCTGCACCACGTGCTCGGCATGATGTGCTTCCAGCTGGCGCGCTATGCGCACCTGTTCCGGTCCGTCGGCGCCGATATCAAGACGCGCGCCGAAGATGAACAGGCTTATTGCCTCCATTGGCTGATCAAACACGTACTCGCGCACGGCGCCGAATGGGCGACTCATGCCGATGCCGATGTCGCCGCCGCGCGTGAAAAAATCGCCGCCCTGCAGGAGCAAGCGAAGTGAAAAATCCAATCCTCATTGGCCAAGCCGAAGAGATCGACCCCCTGCAGCCGCAGGTCCGCGCGATGCTCGGCAAGGAAGGCATCTATATCGGCGGCGATACGAAGAATCCAGACCTGTTGGTGCCGCTCGTCTCGCAGGGCGGCCGCGTCTTCTGCCTGGCGATCGATCACGAGCTAGCACCGGACCGCTTCCTCAGCACGCTCACGCTGCACGGTCCGTATGTGCCTCAGCCGCCGGCGGCGTCTAGTGATCATTTGCAGCTGCTCGAAAAAGCGCACGCCGCGCTCGATGGCCTTCTCGCGCAGTTGATCATCGCCGACCCGAACTTTCGGCCATCCAAAAGCACGTACTGGGCGGACATGGTGGCTATCTCCGATGCGATCAAGCAAGCGCGAGGCGAAGCATGACTGCTGATCTAACCCTGGTAGGTTGGCTCATAGCCGAAGGCGGTCGCATTGGATTCGCGGAGGCACTCTCGCCCGAGATCGAAGAGATTGCCCGGGTTCAGCCGCGCGTCTATTTCCCGATAAGGGCGCACGCCGGTGCTGCCAAGTTTGTTCTTACAGCGATCCGAAGGCTATTGGAGTTAGCCCCTGCCGCGCCAGCATTGGGCGAGGACGCGTACGTTGCGCAGCGCATGACTGAGACGTTGGCAGAGGTCTACGCCACTATCATCGGCGACGACGAGCGGCAAGAGGATGAATCTCTCAATGCAATCGAACGGGTCAAGAAGGCCGCACAGGTGCTTCGCCTCGAAGTCGATTTGTACCGTGCGCAGCGTGACGAAACTGCCGCGCCAGCGCAACCAGTGGAGCAGACGCGGGCGCTGACGGATGAGCAGATTGATAGAGCAATTGTCGCCTGGTTTGATGATCGAGGATTCGAACACGACTTCAGCCGTCGCATGCGCAACGCTTTTCGCGCCGCGCAGCCAGCAAGCGGTGGTGAGTGATGAGCAACTATACGTCAGCGCAATTGCACGACGCGACGCACCGGCTTGATGACAGGACGACGGCCATAGCGAAGCTTCTTAACGACATGCTTCCCGACGCCTTCAAACTCGGCATTGAGAAAGAGTTTGACGCGGTCACCCATGCATTGACGGCTTTCCACGCGCGTCTCACCGAGAGGCATGCCGAGACACTCCGGGAGATGCAAAATTGAGCGAGAACAGCAAAATCGAGTGGACCGATCACACGTTTAACCCGTGGGAAGGATGCCAGAAGGTTAGCCCCGGCTGCGACCACTGCTATGCCGAAGCTCGCAATGCGCGGTTTGCCAGCGGTACAGCAATCAACTGGGGGCCCGGTGCAACGCGCCGCCGCACGTCGGCGGCCAACTGGCGCAAGCCGCTTCAGTGGAACGCGAACCATGTATCGTTCTTCGCCGAGCACGGCCGCCGGCAGCGCGTCTTCTGCGCTTCGCTTGCCGATGTGTTCGACACCGACGTCGACGTCACTTGGCGCCGCGACTTGTGCGACCTGATCGAACTCACTCCGAATCTCAACTGGCTGTTGCTGACGAAGCGCATCGGCAACGCCTTCCGCGAGATTGCGCGTGTGCGATCGCACGACTGGATTGCCGGTCGCGATAATGTATGGCTCGGCATTACGGTGGTCAATCAAGAAGAGGCAGAGCGGGATATCCCCAAATTACTGAAGACGCCAGCGCAAGTTCGCTTCCTAAGCGTCGAACCCATGCTCGGCCCGATTGACATCGCTCGGTGGCTAGATCCAACGGGCGTCCAGTGCATGGACGTTTGCCCAGACTCGTCCTATGTCGACGTCGACAGCATCGAGCGAGCCGACTGCGCGGATGAGGATATTCCCCTCTGCCCACATTGCGGCGAGGTCGCGAGCTGGACCGGCTATGACGACGGAATCGACTGGGTTATTGCCGGTGGCGAAAGCGGCCCGGCAGCCCGTCCGATGCATCCGCAATGGGCGCGGTCGCTGCGCGATCAGTGCGCTGCAGCGCGAGTGCCGTTCCTGTTCAAACAGAATGGCGAGTGGGTATCGGTCAGTGAGGTGGCCGGCGCCGGCGCTCATCACCAATTTGAAGATGGCAGCACCGTTCGCCGGGTCGGCAAACGCGCCGCCGGCCGCACCCTCGACGGCGAGACCCATGACGGCTTTCCATCCGTGTGGAGCACTCGATGACACGCGCGGTCGCAACGCTAGCTGTTTCCGAACGCACGTTCCGGGAAATCGCAGACAAGCTGCGCGCAGCCGGCTACCAGCACCTCTTCATGTCCGACGGTTCGATCGACATGTACGGAATCGCACTCGCCGCCGCGCCGCGGCCGGTCGGCCCGGTCTGCACCTGTCTGACGAACCAACTCGGCCCACACTATTGCGAGGTACACGCGGCATGAAAGCCCTTTCCATCCGCCAACCGTGGGCGTGGCTCATCGTCAACGACCACAAGGATGTCGAGAACCGGACCTGGTCGACGAATTATCGCGGCCGTGTACTGATCCATGCTGGCAAAGGTATGACGCGCGACGAATACGACGATGCGCTTGCCACCGCGCTGCACGTCGGATATCGAGGGTTCTTCCCGCCTCGCGAGCAGCTCGATCGCGGCGGCATTGTTGGAGCGGCGACGATTGTCGGCTGCGCGCACCCGGACCGGCGTACGTCGCCCTGGCATATGGGCGGTCAGTACGGCTTCGAGCTCGCGTGCCCGAAACCCATTCCTTTTGTCGCATGCAAGGGCGCGCTCGGCTTTTTCAACGTGCCGACCGACGTCGCAGAGCAATTGCGCCAGATGCACGACCTCGGAGCAATCGCGTGATCGAAGCAGCACAACGCATGATCGATATCACGCGCAAATTTTGGCTTGGAGCATAGACATGTCCGACTCGATGTTTCTGACCCACGAAGATCTCATCGAACTGACCGACCGGCGTCAGCGCGCCAGTCAGGCGCATGTTCTGCGCGCGCTCGGCATCGAACACAAGATCCGTCCGGACGGACGGGTCATGGTGCTTCGCGAGCACGTCAAACAGCAATTTGGCGCGCGTGCCGACAAGCAGGCGGAGCCGGTGGACGCGTTCGATTGGAGCGCCGCGTAAATGCCGAAGAAGCGTAAGGTCGAGAATAACGGCCTCCCCAGACGTTGGCGGCATTATCACAACGCCTATTACTACCGCGTGCCGCCGGGGTTCGAATCATCATGGGACGGCAAGAAGCAATTCCGGCTTGGCTCGACGCTGCCGGAGGCGTACAAGACATGGGCCGATCGGCTGAGTACGCTCGACGATGCGAAGACCATCGGCGATCTTCTCGACCGCTATGCGCTCGAGGTCGTACCGAAGAAGGAAGTCACGACGCAGGCCCAGAACGCCAGCGCGATCAAACGTCTACGCGCCGTCATGGGCGCTCACGCGCTCCATGCCCTGAAGCCGCGACACATTTACCAATACGTCGACAAGCGCGCCGCCAAGACCTCGGCGCACCGCGAGATCGAGGTGCTTTCGCACGCCTTCACGATGGCAGTCAAATGGGGCTACCTCGACCGGCACCCATTTAAAGGCGAGGTCCGCCTCGATGGCGAGAAGCCACGCACGCGGTATGTGGAGGATTGGGAGATCGTCGAATGCCTTGCGATCGAATCGAAGCGCAAAGCCGGCAGCGTGCTGGCCATCCAGGCATATATGCGCCTGAAGCTGCTGACCGGCATGCGCCGCGGCGACCTGCTTCGACTGACGATGTCGGACCTCAAGGAGGACGGCATCCACGTGATGCCCGGAAAGACCGAAGGGTCGACCGGCAAACGGCTGATTTACGAATGGAGCGAGCAGCTGCGCGAGGCAGTGGAGATGGCCAAGTCAGTTCGGCCGGTGAAGATCGCGTCGTGGTTGTTCTGCAATCGTCGGGGGGAATGCTACTTCAACGAGAAGACCGGGCGCGCCGGCGGATGGGACACGATGTGGCGCAATTTCCTGACCCGCGTGCTCGAGGAAACGAAGATCACGGAGCACTTTACTGAGCACGATTTGCGGGCGAAATGCGCCAGCGATGCCGAGACGCTCGAGCACGCGCAGGCGCTTCTTGCGCACGCCGACGGCAAGGTAACGCAGCGGATTTACCGGAGAAAACCGGAGCGGGTTCGGCCCCTGCGTTGA